TGTTAGTTTTGTCAGACCAAATATCTACTGCTCTGGACTTAATAAACCATTTATTCCTCCATATCTGGGCTGTAAGGTTGGTACCTTTACCTTCCCACTCACCCCATGTATGGTCATATTCTAGGTCGGGGAAGGTCTCATATAGAGCCCTCTTGTAACCATTCCATAAATCTTTCATGCGTTAGGATCACTCATAAAAACTATAACAAACCAGACTACTGCTAGTATAGCAGCAATAGCCATCACATTAAAAAACATCATTTAGATTGCTCCAGGTCTTTAATCATCTTGTTGACTTGATCTTTAAGTTGATCATAGAAGCGAGGGTTCACATTCTCAGGTTTCATACCTAACAATCCTGCTGCCTCACGTACTTGTTGAAGGATACGTTTAGCATGTTCATCCTCAGATAAGGTAACACGCATAAACATAGTCTGCTGAATATCAATGAGTTCAAGTAGTTTAATAAGTTGTTGGATCTTCTGATCAATGCTAAGGATAATCCCCATGCGGTTTATATCCACATAGAGTTCTTGCATACGCTTTAACTCAGTCTGAACTACTTCAGACTCGAAGAATTTCATAAGAATAACTCCTTTAATACTACTCTATGCTTCTCAAATTGTATCTTGAGAAGGGGCTTATATTTAAGGATCTTTGTCTTTGCGGTTTCCCACACTGGGTCAGTAGCAGGTACCTTACTAACAAAACCAAAGATCTTGTCCATAATAACAACAGACTCTAAATTAATTTTACCACCTAACCACAATTTTATCAAGGTCGGATGTGGTTTTCCTTCAAATAACTCTTCAAAGTCATCACATGACTCCTTCATCACCTGAGCATCTGTCTTAAAGACATATGATAGTGACTGAATCTTTTTTATATATTCCTGATAGTTCTTCTCACCTTTGGCACTCATAGCACCAATCCACTCACAATTATCTGCTACAAAATTAGCAAGATAGAAGTTAGTCAATTGTTCTTCATCATATTTGCGTGATAATTTCACGAAAAAATATTTGTCCTTTCTCTTGTCGTAAGTCTCTTGTTTTGCTTTGCCGTAAGGACTTCTGACGAAATCGTAAGTCTTTGATTTGAAATGGTTCCTCATTCCGAGGTACATGCGATATGCTTCTAGCCCATTCATAGGGCAAGGAAACCTCGACTTCCTTTCTTGATATAGTTTAATTTCTGTGCCTCATACTTAACTTTTTCTTTAAGAGGTTTGTTAATAAGTTTATTAACGTTCTCAATTTCAATATTCTTCTCCTCGCAGAACATGACGATAGACTCAATATAATTGAGTTCTCCATCCTTTACTATGTTCTCTATTTCTAATGAAAACTTAGCAGCAGTCATAAAATTCTCCTCAAGGACATCATTTACTTTTTTACCAGTCGCCATGAACACTCCTATAGTAGTCAATGTACTCTTTTAATTTGTGAACGTACTTTAATTTGTCACGAACAACAAAGATCTGAGGAGTACCCGTCTCAACAGCGATGATTGTTACCAACTTCTTGACCTTTTGGCCAGTTAGTTCTTGAAACATTATAGCATACGCTGTCTCTTGTGAAAAGTAGTCTTGTACCCACTCTTCACGTTTTGTCTTAGTTGATGTCTTAAAATCTATGATCGCAAGCTCACCTTCATACTCTGCTATACAGTCTACTCTACCAGCGAGCTTCAACGTATGGGAATATAAGGGTGCTTCAAGTGCGTGTATATTATTTATCTTGTCAATATAAGGCTTGATTTGATGAAACATCCCTAGGGACAAGACATCATCCTTATACTTACTAAGACTATTATTGAGCAAATACTCTTCTGCTAACTTATGGCATTTGTTACCACGAGTAGTAGCACGTTTGCTGATTCTATTTGCTTCCTCCTCTCCTACTCTCCTACGCCAGTCCATGATGGACTTCTTCTTCATCTCTCCTATTACAGTAGTAACGGAAGGGTACCACACGTCGTCACCGACATCGTATCTCCTTCCATTAACCGTTGTACTAGCTTTTATGTCAGTAAAAGTATGTTCGTTAAGGTGCTTGAAGTCCAAGATTATGCTTTGATATAAGGTAAGATTTCACAAGTCCAGATCGGATGATATCATCGATACCGAACTCTATAGAGGCGAATTCACTCATGTTTTCAATAATCTTCATGAACTCTAATATACCGTTCCTTTCATTGGTACGGGTTAGGTCAGTCTGATTAATATCACCAGCGAACATGATTTTGGTGTTAACACCAAGTCTTGTTATTATACTATCTAATTCGTGGAAATTCAAGTTTTGACACTCATCCACTAACACAATAGCATTGTCAAGAGTAGTACCACGTATAAATGAGGTACTCCAGAAAGATATTGTCTTCTGTGCTTTTAGGTTGCCATACAACATGTCAAAGGACGCATCGTCTGGCATCTCAAACATATATCTTACCATATTTTGATATGGTATCTGATATAGTTCAGATTTGTCTTCATGGTCTCCTGGTAGGAAACCAATTTCTCTTGTAGGTACTAAAGACCTTACAATATACAGTTTATCATAAGGTGACTTTTCGTCAAGTATCTCCTTTAGAGCAAGATGTATTGCTATGAACGTTTTTCCCGTTCCAGCAGATCCATACATGAAAAGATTCTTATCCTTTCCATAGGCATCAAATACCTTCTCTTGACTTGGAGTAAGAGGTTTTACGGGTACTAGATGTTGGATTCCTATGGGTTTTCTTTTCATTTGTCTCCTGGTCAAACCGACCATGCTTGGTTTCTTCTTGACTTTAGTAACTGTCATAGGCTAAGGTGCCTCGAATCGTGCGTAAGGGTGATGTTTCTTAACATTGCGAAGTCGATCTTTAAAACCATCAGGAAGTTTATCCTGAAAGTCTCCTACTCCAGAGACTACATCAGCAGCTCCAGCTTGCCAATCTTTGTCCCAATCAGGGTTAGCATCCCTCCAATCGGAATACTCTTGCATAGTCATGGTGAACTCTTTCTTCTCACCAGTCTCTAGGTTTTTTACGGCATAGGTGGGCATAATTAAATCCAATCAAGGGCTTGTGCGACAATTGGGAACTGTTGAACAAATACAGATCTACACTCTTCAGCGATGATCATATGTTCTTTTTGTGTCCCATGTGCCGACCTTAAATCTATATAGTGGATCCAAGAACGGCAACTACCTGTCATATACAACTTTGTAGGTGTAGCAAGGGGTAGTACAAATCTAGCACACTCCTTTGCTATCCCTTCTCGTATAAGTTCGTTGTATATATCCAACCCTTCAGCAAAATATTTGTCTATAATCTTATGAAGATCCTTTATCTGTTTCTGAGGTAAGTCGTCAATACTATTCTGTCGATTCTTATCGTCCTGTCTTCTCAACTCAGGTAAAGGTATATTCGTAGCAAGGTAATTGGTATTAGCATACCTTTGACTAAATTCTTGGAATGTGAAAGACCTATGACGTAATATCTGAGCAGCGAGACCTCTAGTTGTCTCAATCTCTAACGTCATATGAGCCTGTTCAAAGACAGACCAATGATGGTGCTTAACACAGTACTTTAATAATCCAGCAACTTCTGGATTGTCTTGGTTATTAGGGTTAGATACCCTAGCAATATACCCCATAGTCTTTTCAGCATCAGGGGTACAAGTAATCAAATTAACGGTCATAAGGGTTTGTCGTAATTACTAAATCCTTGCTTAGTGCGTCGATACCATAGTTCGACATCTCTAGACTTGTTCTCCGACTTCAATTTCATCTGGAGATATTCTATCTCCTCATCCTTATAAAGCCAAGGTTTGTCAAGTGCTTCTTTAATCTGCTTCCGTAGTTTCATGTTGCGATGATGTATGGTCTGCTAATGCGTCAAATATTTCGTCTGCTAGATCATCTAGATCTTCTGTTTCTGACTTAAATTTGAACATATCATTTTTTCTCTTCAACAACACCTCTACTTGATCCGAGATATCGTTTTTTGCTGAAGAGTTTTGAGGAAACTGTTCCATCTGTATACTTAATAGTTTGTAGACTTCCCTTCCCTAGGGAATCATAATAACAATCGAAGATATTAGTCATAAGACCAATAATGATGTCATAATGGACCACTCCATTCTCCGTATAGGAGACTATGTAAGAATTACGAGGTAATTTCTTATTTCTAGCAAGTTCTTCCTTACAATTTGCCTCTAGAAGGATGATACCATATTTGGACTCCTTCTCAGGGACAGCATCATTGGATTCCCATACGGTCATCCCCTGTTACCCCATTCAATTTTAGGGAATGCGGATTCAACGACTTGCTTTGTTATCCTATATTTGGATTGTAGATCCTTACGTGTACATAAGATAAACATCTCTGCTTCATCTTGATGTAGACCCTCTAACATGGATATGAAGGTTTGTTCACGCTTCATTCCAGATAGAGTAGTATCACCACCCTTGAATAATAGGTAGAACTTTCTGTACTCATGGTCTAAGCGAGAGTGCTCAGTCCCTATGGGTACATCGTTCTTCTTGTATGGAATCTCACCATCAGTGGGAAGTAAGAACTCTAGTGATTCATCAAAATTGATGATCAGACAAGCTCTCAACCCATCGTTATTGTATTGTTGCAGAATCTTAATTTTTTCTGCCTTTGTCTTTGCCGATGATACCTGTTGGAATATTTCTGTCAACAGGGCATCGTTTGGTAATTTTTTAGCCATAGTTTAAGTTACCCTCAAATCAGTATACTACTAATCGTCCTCCTCGTCAAGTATGTCTTCTGGATCCATGAATCGAACTGCTAAAAGTTCCTCATTCACGTATGCTCCATTGCCATCTAAGAACTCTGGATGAAGATTGTTGAGTTGACGCTTGTATGTATTAGTATCAACTGCTCCCTTATATATCCAACCTATAACACCACCTATCATCAAAAACAATATGCTTAATGCCCCTGCGAAGAAAAGAATTACGTTAGTTTCCATGGTCATGCTCCACGAGTTATGTCTAGTTTTAATCTTAAACGTACTCTCCATAATATTAAAGGTAAAGTTACGTCTAAGTCGATATTTGACTTGGGTATTTCCCTCCTTGAACGTGGGAGCATAAGCTCTATGCCTTTATTTATTGACTGTTTTTTTACGTCTCCCTGGTCTTTTGTCGTGTTCGTACTGCTCTGCATCTGCTAAAAGTCCCTTTAAATAACGTGATATTTTTCTTGCTTCTGGTTTATGCAAAAAGCAGTAACCCTCCCTTATCTGTTTGTGATCTTGGTCGTTTCCTCCCTTGATAAATTCATCTAGATCGTCAATTGTCTTTCTAATGCTTACAACAGTTGAACTCTCTAAGAATTCAGTAGCGTCTTTACGCTTAGCCTTAATGTTGGTTAGATAGTCATATACTTTGAAGAAAAACTTCTTTTCAGTGATAGCAACATCCATAGCACGCTCGGCCAATAGATATAACTCTTCCATTTTTATACGAAATTGTGTGAACGAAGGTATTTAACAGTTTCGGTACATCCACCGAGTTTTTTACCGTTAACAGTTACTTGAGGAAACGTGGATTTCGATCCAAATTCCTCATAGAAGGCTTCTCGATTGAAGTCCTTCCCAAGATCATACACCACAAAGTTCAAATTGGCAAGCTCTAGTACTTGCTTGACCTGTGAGCAGAATGGGCAACCATCCTTAGAGTATACTGTGAAGTTCATTTAAAGTTCGGGGTATCGTAGTTAAACCAACCTGTTGCTATGTATTTTTCGTGTGTTTCTGATATCTGACCTTTATGAACATGTGTAAATCCTGCGGGCCATAAAGATAACCTACCACACTTTGCTTCCATTGTAAAATCCTGATCCATAAACATTGTCCCGCCACCAGGACAATCGTTCAAATTAACCATCCATGCCAAGACTCTAGTAGTCTGTGGATTGGGATAATTCACAAAATTTGTAGTTTCATGGTGCCAGAGTTTAAATCCACCACCAGGGTTATATTTTTGAATATTAAACGAATCGTGGAGTGAGAAACGATCTGTATGGGTCATACAGGTATGTTCGGACTCATATCTCTTAAATGCTTGTTCTAGGGCACCATAAAGGATCCTATGGGTCAATAAAGACTCAGTAAACCTCGTATACAAATCTGTAGAGTCCTTTAAATCTGGATCTACAAACCCATACCCTATTTGACCTTTTTGCTTATCTGGGTGCCTTTCATAATATTGTCGAATTACATTACACTCATCGAGAGTGATAATGTCATCATATATTCCAATAAAATTCATCAATCATCATATATTAAACATTCTGGTTCGTCTGGATGTGTCTCACAAAACAGTTCAATAGCATTAGGATCGTGATGATCACCTGCTACTATCTCATCATGATGATTCTCCTCATACACTTCCAAATCATGTAATTCTTCCTTTATATGCCTACGCGCAGCAGCACTGGTTGTTGGATCATCTAGGATCTCATGATCATGCTTAATATGCTCTTCTATAGTTGTCATAAGAATAACGCTTACTTACGAAATATTTAGCTCAACCCTACAGGGAAAAAATACCCGAAGTTTTTTTTCCCGAATATTTGGAACCAAAAAGTCAATTTACATCACAAAAGAGCGTTTGTCAAGCTAAATAAATGTTTAAACTGTAAGGGAAGGACTCGAACCTCCAAGACACCCGCAAAGGAATCGGCTGTTAAACGGACAGCTGTGTTTACCATTTCACCACCTTACATTGAAGCCCTATGAAAGGGCTGAAATTAGACGAGTAATACCGATTCCTCCTCCACTTCTGGGGAAGAAATCAAAGTCTAAGAACTCTTCGAGTTCTTTTTCCACCCTTTCCTTACCGAATTTACGATAGAGAAGAGCAGCATATCCACCTTCAGAGATACTATGGAAGGTGTCTCTCATCTGATCCTTGTCAGTGCTCCTCTCAGCACTGCCTATGGTCTCCATACCACCTAGGATGACATCTATCTTCCTACTGGTACCATCATCATTCCTAGACATATTCCAGAAAGGAGAAGTCCACTCAGGGAAGTCTGTAATCATACCTCTACGGATGGCAGACTCATGTCCATGATCAAGTTCTTTCACCTTATACTTGTCACCCCACTCAGCATAGGTCTTGATGTTAGATTCATCTAATGCTATACCTAACCACCGACAGAGTTCAATCTCCATCTCTTGTAGTTCTCCAACACCTCCCTTCATCTCAAACTCGAACATAGGGAAGATAGTTTCGTGTCTTCCTGCTACTGGGTTTGGTTCTGCCCTATATGAGGTTGAGACACAAAAAAATCCTTCCTTAGAAGGATCGGATAGTAATTCATGTTCTAACCACATCTGACCTGTTTGTGGTAGTGGCCAAACATTACCACCGTAATTATAGGTTGCTACTGTTTCTGGATCTTCACAGGCAGCGAGAATGCTTAACCTATTCTGGGTATGAACCTCAAGAAAATTTTTAGACAAAAAAAATGACCTCAATTCGGTCACAGCGTCGTTATACTTCTTTGGATCTATTAATGATGTCATTATCTAATGCCAAACTGATTTATTTATACAAAAAAAGACCCCAAGATGGGGTCTTTGAGTTATGGTTATATTAACCAATTGCAGGTGCTAACAAAGCAACCTCTGAGACTTCAGCAGATGCTAAGTCAAGTGGGAAGTTGTGAGCGTTACGCTCGTGCATAACTTCCATCCCTAGGTTCGCTCTGTTAAGAACGTCTGCCCATGTAGGAACAACTTTACCGTCTGCCGATACGATAGACTGGTTGAAGTTAAACCCATTCAAGTTGAAGGCCATGGTGCATATACCCATAGAGGTAAGCCATATGCAAACAACAGGAAAAGTAGCAAGAAAGAAATGAAGGCTACGAGAGTTATTAAAAGAGGCATACTGGAAGATGAGTCGTCCAAAGTACCCGTGGGCGGCGACGATGTTGTATGTCTCTTCCTCTTGTCCGAACTTGTATCCATAATTTTGAGATTCATTTTCAGTAGTCTCTCTTATTAGAGAAGATGTAACGAGTGAACCATGCATGGCAGCAAACAATGCACCACCAAACATACCTGCGACACCTGCCATATGGAAGGGGTGCATCAATATATTGTGCTCTGCTTGGAATACGAACATAAAGTTGAACGTACCTGATATACCTAAAGGCATACCATCAGAGAAAGATCCTTGTCCGAAAGGATAAACGAGGAATACTGCGAAAGCAGCAGATACTGGAGCTGAGTATGCTACACAGATCCAAGGTCTCATACCTAAACGGTATGATAACTCCCACTGTCTACCCATATAGGCAGAGATTCCAATAAGGAAGTGGAAGATGACCAATTGGTATGGACCTCCATTATACAACCACTCATCTAGTGTGGCAGCTTCCCATATAGGGTAGAAGTGTAAACCAATAGCGTTACTTGATGGAACAACAGCACCAGAGATGATGTTATTACCGTACATTAAAGAACCAGCAACAGGTTCTCTGATTCCGTCAATATCGACGGGTGGAGCAGCAATGAAGGCTACGATGAAACAAGTAGTAGCAGCTAGAAGACATGGAACCATTAAGACTCCGAACCATCCAACGTATATACGATTGTTAGTGGAAGTTACCCACTCACAAAACTCGTCCCATCCACCTAGCAATGATGCGTCTCTCTTTTGAAGAGTTGTCATTGAGTTAATAGGGCGTTTATTTTACTTGTATGATAAGACATTATGACCCCATGGTCTTGGTTAGGGGGAGTATGAGGGTGGAGTATTCCTGTTAGGGACCACTGAATAGGGGGAACAAGTCCTTGCCACCCTCGCTATTTATTATAACACGCCCAGTGACCCAGCTGTCAAGCCAATAGACACAAAGAATCCAAATTCAAGTAACTCTCTATAAGGGTTGAAGAATAGATCGATCATGATGGTACTGGTACTGGTACTGGTTCTGATACACGGACTCGTGTGCCACCACCAGGAGAATCATCATCATCATCTCCATCCATAGCACGTAGAAATAATTCTAGTAGCACTACCACAGCAAAGGGGTAGAAAGGCCATAGAAGTGCTATTGAGGGTGAGATTGAGTCGGTAGCGGCTGAAAGTTCGCCCATGTTAGAAACCAGGATATTTTGTTAAGGATAAGTATTTATACTTTAGAACACACCTGGAATGATTTGTCCTGTTACTGCGTACGTACCTAATGCTGCTACTATTCCGATCATAGCCCAACGTCCGTTCTGAAGCTCTGCGTTTTCGTTCATAGTCTTGTCCTGTTGAATGAGTTGTATAGGAGGCTCCTTAGCAAACATGTTTTGTCTGCCGCCGTCTTCGGTTATGGTAGTCATATGTTTGTAAAGAAACGTAACAATATTATATAGTACCTTAATTTCCTTGTCAAGTCCTGTGGGTGTGGACTCCCGAACGTCCATAAGTGCCACCTATAGTGGGTATAAGCACCCATGATCAATCACCTATTTTGATAGCTACAAATCGCATACATATAATAAGGATTGTTGATTCAAAATGAAAAGAATTTTCTTTCTTGTTATGTTAGCGGGGATTTTTACTCCGTCGGCGAGTCGAGCAGATATCATGCATCGGATGACATCATCGACCCAGCTCCAGGTTAACGCTGCTGCAACCCAAGTCACTAGAATGGGAAGTACATATTCAGCCTCTGGATCTGGTGTCACAATGGACGTTGGTGGTGGTAACTCTGCTGACGGTAACGTTGGTGGCTTAGGTACACTAACCGCAGGTGTAGGACAGGGATCGGTTTCCACAGCCACACAGACAAGTGCTGGCGGTGCCTATACTTTTAGTCAGTCATTCATTCAGGGTGACGTAATAGAAACTACTGCTCCAGCTTTAGGTGCTGTTAGTGACTACTCTATTCAAACATCTACTGGTGTTGGTAGTGGTACTGGTACAGGTACTGTAACTTCAGGGCATACATTGACTGCCGTTGGTGGTGGTACAGGTACTGTAACTACTGGACAGTTCGTAACAGAACTAGAGATCAGATAGTGAGTGATGAAAAAGATTGTCCCATATGTGATTGCTGCGGGTACTGTACTTGTAAGTGCTGTACCTGTGAAGGCGGTCCCCGTGGTCCCAAACTTCACCCAGGGCTCGATGACGAGCCATACAGAAACAACGTCTACAATAAATGAGACGATAAATTCGATGGACTATTCGACAGGCTATACCTACTCCATTTCTGGGGCAGGGGTTCAACCTGATAGTAATAACATCGCACCAACTGAGACTACATCTCACAATAATACCATCAACGGTGTGACTTCAACATGGACTGGATTAGATTTAAACTCCCAAAACAAGCCGAACTTTACCCAAACCACTCCAGGGGCAAGTTTTCAGTTTACCGAGCATTACAATGGCCCCGGGCTTCAGACGCACACGGTCATTCAAAGAGAAACAACTATAAATTCCGTAACGGATACGACAAGTATCTTCTCGCAATAGCACTATCTTGTAGTCAATTAGCACCAGCCATGGCTCAAACCGACGTTGGTGGTGTATCTGCTACTGCTAATCCGATTGCGAATTCTTCTGGCTCAGTCACCAACCAAGCTATACAGGTATTACAAGGTCCATACATCACCTCTCAATATGGTGATGGAATCTCGTGTCAAGGGCCTACCATGAATTTGACACCATATATTACTCGAACAGGGTCATGGCAGGATCCATACGAGGCTATCTACCAAGATCCAGTCTACAATAACGTTGATGCCAACGACGATGGCGTGCCTGATAACCCAGGCCAAATATTATACTACGTTCCTACTAGGACAGGACAGAAATCTTCTCAAAATGTTAACCTAGGTCTCAGTGCTACCTTCTCCTTTAGTCTAGACAAGGAGCAGGAACGACTCTGTAAGCAAGCAGCAAAGTTACACAACAGTTATCGTGCTCAACTAACAGCTAATAAAAGGTTGGACTTCGAGATAGCTCGTCTAAAAAATTGTGGTGAATTGATGAAGGCTGGTATCATGTTCCATCCGAAGTCACCATATGCTGCTGTATGTGCAGACGTGATGCTAGTCAATCCACCCGGAGTGGTAGCTAATCACAACCATACTATTACACCTAAAACAGAAGAAACTTCTTCTTCTTCTTCGCTTCCTTTAGAGGTTTCCCCGACGGCTTCGTCAGATTCGGAAGACCTCTCTTCTTCCGATAATCATTCGCAAGATTCTCCTGACGAGAAGGTCTCGTGGGGTTTCTTCCGAGGATGGCGTTTACCTTGGTCAGAGCCGTCTTTATCGCAGGACGAAAAACCCTCAGCAGCAGATCAGCTAGGGGTTTGGCAAGTAGGGCACTCGCTCCAGCCACAGTCGCAATCGCAGCAGTAGTTGATGCTATCTGTGCACTGGGTAGATACTGTTCTATAGGTCCGATGTCCTCATATAATATCACACAAATTTCTTTTTTAGTAATAGGGTCAGCTTGGAGTTCATATCCACTGACCTTTTCTTTTTCATTAGGTCCAAGCGTCCCTAACCTTGGTTGATTAGGTCCAGGACACGGTACCTCTTCCTCTGTTAAGTCACCTGTAGCGGGTGTCTCAGGCGTTCCTGGTGGGTCTGGTGGGGGTGCTACGTTAGGTGCTACCTGTTCCCTAATGATTGTCATATCATCAGGGGTAAAATCCATAGCATTAAAAGATGGATACTGTCCATGAGGACATATGGTATACGTAGCGTTGGGGTCATCCTCTTGGAGGTTAGGAGTGTGTTTACTCTTCCTGGAAGACTCTTGATGTGCCTCGACACAACCAGGGAGGTCAACAATAGGGACACCAAGGGGCAGAACAACGTTAGTATAGTACGGAAAAGTATATTGCCCACCTTGGTTAAAATTTGGGATACTCGGTACTTGAAGATACCTAACGTAGACACCATCGACTCCTATGTAATTGACCTTCTGGATCGGTTCCATTAGCCACACCTAAAATTCATTGACATAATATATCTATCATTATCAACCTTATTTTCTTCTGTTTTATGTGTTAACCATCCTGGAAAGAATACTATATCGTTAGTCTTGACTGGTACAGTAGTCCAATCGTTCTTATGATAAAAAAATGCTTGATCTAATGGGTCACCCATCCTAAAGGGCATGAAAGGATTCTTTACCATAAGATTACCAGTACCATGAGGAGCATACAAATAACAGACTGATGCTATCACTACATTGTGATGGTAGTGTTCTTCTGTCCATGCTCCAGTAGGGTGCTTATTAATCCAACTCTCACTGACATAACGACTCCTATCCATATCTAGATGCCACTGTTCCCATACATGAGATAACATACCATCTATATGCTGGTGAAACTTCTCACCAAATATATTATGGATACTATTACGCAGAACAACAGAGGTGGTGCCACCACCCTTCTCTGGAGTGTCAACACCACCTACCTCTTCTATTATCTTTTGCGATCTCTCTATCTCTGCTTCAATCTCCTCTTTAACATGTACCCATCCAAAATCAAAGGATGATTTAAACATGTATGGGAATGGGTCAATCGTCTTTAGACTTAATGTCATATTCAATAATAATCTTATTGGATGACCTACCTACACTGTTAAGTGTACCTGCCATCTCAAATGTACCATCTAATAAAAGAGTGAGTTCTTTCATCCTCTTTATGATGTTATCTTTCTTCTCACTTTGGATCGACATAGGTTCCTTGATTGCGACGTATCTCTTTTAGTACCTCTAAATCCATATTTTTTGTTCCTCCATCATATGCGTGAGCATATCCTTGGTCGATCATCATTTCGTTAAGCGACACAGTTGCGTCCCCGATATAACACCACCCAAGAAGACGACCATATTTACCGACCCCACCAACAAGTTCAGTCCTAATAATAAGGTCATCGTCACCGTTAATAGCACCTTCGAGCTTGTCTTTAAGCCATTCAGTCGCATCAATGCCGAGTGCTTTTTCCTCAAGGTTCCTCGTTCTTTTTTCTGGAGTATCGACACCTGCTATCCTCACACGTTCTTTTTTAAATAGATCAAATCCTAGATCAATCGTTACATCTATTGTATCACCGTCTAGTACCTTATCAATCGATACTACTCGGAAGTTGTAACAACTCTTCCGACTCGGTGGGGTCATTGTACCCATAATTCTTTAATGCATCGTCTATTATATATTCAGGTTCAGGTTGTGGTTCCTTCTGCCTCAACTGATAGTCATACATCATCTCTTGCCAATGATTTAATATATTATAACTCTCCTGTATGTCCGACAGTGCTAACACTGGAGTCGGTATCAGGAACAGGATTAGGATTCCAATCATCATATTTAAAGATCCAATAGATTGAGTATCCTACACCAATGAGTAGGATAACTAGCATAATATTTATTGACCATACTACGTCTGACATACTTCTCCTATAACTTGGGATGGATAATCTATTAGTAACATAACATCATCAACCGCCTCAGGTGGTACAACAACACAGTAACCGATACCCATATTAAATATCTTTCTCATGTCTTCATCTTGTACCTCACCTACTTCCCTAACCTTATTAAAGATAGGTGGTATTGTCCATGAGTTCCAATCAATATCTAGTGTCAACCCTTTGGGTAAGCACCTTGATAGATTCTCCTCAAGTCCACCGCCTGTGATGTGTGCCATACCAAGAATAGGAATCTCTTCCCTAGTTAGGAAGTTGGGATGCTTGTGAACAAACTTTGGTTCCAATAACTTAGCAATCTCTTTTGCGTAGATTCTAGTAGGTGCCATCAACTCATCAGTAACGCACCATATTTTAGACGACAGTAACATATCATTGATAAGACTGTACCCATTACTATGTAAACCACTACTCTCTATACCAATAATCTTATCGCCAGGTTTAATACGACTCCCATCTATTATCTTATCCTCTTCTACTATACCTGTACAAAAACCAGCAAGATCAATATCCTTGGCAAATCTACCATGTTCAGCAGTCTCACCACCTATGAGTTCTATACCTGCTATCTCACATCCCTTAATGATACCTTCCATGATCTTATCCAATCGATCATCTATCTTCTGGGTTGAGATATAATCTAAGAAGTATAATGGTTTAGCACCACAACAAATCACATCATTGACACACATAGCAACAAGGTCAATACCTATAGTACTATAGTCACCAGCGAGTCGTGATATGTTTATCTTAGTACCTACACCATCGGCACCAGAAACCAAGATAGGTTTCTCATACCCAGTAGGTACCTTAAACATACCACCAAACCCACCAATAGCAGGTGCTTTCTGTTTGAGTTGATCAACGAAAGCGTTACCCGCCTCGATGTCAACTCCTACTTCTTTATATCTAGTGCTCAAATGATATTCTCTTCTTGTTCTGTAAGTATAACACAGTCCGACTCAGGCATTGCGACACATAAAAGAGTCCATCCTGCTTCCATCTGCTCATCATCCAAAAAGGATTGCTCCTCATTATTAACTGATCCTTCTAAGACCTTACCAGCACATGATGAACAAGCACCTGCCTTACATGATGAGGGTAAGTCGATACCTGCCTCCTCAGCAGCATCTAAAATGTACTGATCTGATTCAACTGAGAGCTTTTCTTCAGCACCATCAGGGTTGCGAAGAGTAATAGTATACGCCATATCGTAATTAAAGTTACACTTAATATATAGCACATCTTTTCGCAAAAAGCAACCCCTTATTGAGAATGAAACTCAGTTACAACGGGGGATATTCGGATTCCACCTTCGTATCATCGCTCATCGTCTCAAACTGCTTAGCTAACCTCTCTACTTGTTTCCTATCAAGACCAGCAAGTGCTCTATTATTGTCTAAACATTTGTAAATACACTCTCGATCACTGATAGGTTTTCTTTTACTAAACCCATGTTCATCCACTCCCTCCTCAACATTTGCCTCTAAGTGAGCAAGGTCTTGCTTCTTAGAGGGGTTAGTATAACTATGTGACATGTATCACACCCTTCATACCAGCACCAGAATGAGGATCACATTGTATGTTGTAATCTCCTGGATCGGAAAAGGTAACGTCGAAACTATCACCAGCAGAGAACGCTAAGTCCCCATGGGATAGTTCTGGGTGATCTTCTACCTGCATATTATGCGGTGGTAGATCTCCGTTCGTGAACGTAATTGTTTCACCTGCTGAGATTGTAATCTCGCTAGGACTAAAAACTAAATTACCGCCCGACCCCATCAGGATCTCGGCGGCATATGCTTGTGCTGCTAATGTAAACGATAGTGCCAAAGACACTAGCATTACTGTAATTCTAGACATCCACCACATAATCTCATCTCGAATGTTGTTCCTCTCCATGGTCAGCGAAGACGAAGTACACATATAATTATACAAGTATAAGTACTCATTAAAAATGGGGGTGTTTAAACCCCCACATTGACCTAATTTTCAATCATAAGCTGTTTGCAGATACGTTTACTTGACTTGTTTGTCCCTGCTTCAATAAGGCATTCGTAATAATCGTTGATCTTCTCTATTTTGGTCGGGTGACCGTGTAATCCGATACTACTATCATTGATAGTCCAACTGCCTAGTTGGTTTTGGGACATAAGATTGTGCATTTAACACTCTCCAGTTTTGTAACATCCATAACGAAGAAGACTCAGATCATCTCTTCTCCTTAAATCTACCATTATTTAGATACCAGGACAATAGGTACTTTACCCTCTGTTAGGTAAGACCAATCCAAGAATATATTTGAGGAATCCTCCAACACTGTTACCTTGAATCTCCTCAAACACGAGCATGTTAAGTTGGAAAGCATAGTTAGCTTCAGTTATAATCATGTTCTTCTTATCGTCATCAATAGGTAAATTATCCAATGCCTCACGGTACTTGGTCTTAAACTCTTTCTTGTCTGATATCTGAGGGAAGTCATAGAACTTAAGACCATCATCAGTTAGGTTAAGTGCCTTACTAGCAATGTTATAGAGGATCTGTCCACCAGACAGGTCACCTAGGTAACGTGTGTAGTGGTGTCCTACTAATAGTTCTGGTTCTACCTCTCGTATGCGATTAACATACTTTTGGCATGACTCCGATGGTTGTACAATGGATCTCCAAACAGGACCATAGAAGTATCTAAGGTCTTGTTCAAGTGAATTAGTTCTCTTAAGTTTGTCAGATAATATAGGACCGAGAACAGGGTGGTCTCTATGCTTGTCGCATTCTTCCTCTAATGCTCTATAAACAAAGTAGAAGTCTGCCACAAGAGTCTTGTAACTATCTTCGCTGATCACACCTTTAAGGAAGTTCTTAACGAACCCAGTGTTTTCGGCCATCGTATGAGAGGTTTTAGTACCCTCTTTTATCTCAAGTGCAAATCCCATTATAACTTATAAGGTTCCTCAGGTTTAGTATCAGTTGTAATCTTCAGAGGTGCTTGCTCAATTCTAATTGTTTGAACAGGTCCACCACTAGACTTTGCCAGTAGTTCCTCCATCTCTTTCTTAGTAACTTGCCCTGGAGCACCGTTACCATTCATCTTCATAGTACCATCACCCTTCTTAGAAGCAGTCTGAATCCCAAAGCTAGCTAAAACTCCTGTAAAAACAGAGGCTATAAAAGTCGGATCTATTTTTTGTTGCGGTACTCCTGGAATTGACACATAATTAAGAGTCAATATCCCGCCGGACCACACAAGTACGCCTAAACGTACAAATGTACTAATGATTTGTGCTTGTTCGTCCTGGTCGGGAATAAGCTTATCTTTTAATTTACCAAAGACACCTTTCGGTGCCTTCTTCTCTTCTTTAATTTCTTCAGCCATAATAACCCTGTATCTGGGCTATTTAGAACTTAGGAACCGTTGGACCAGCTGCTGATGGATTTGCTGTTTTTGGAACTACACCACCTGTTACATCAGGTAACGCTCCACCTACAGCACCGCCAAGTGATCCCAAAGCTGCTTCAATAGCTTGAGACTTGACGTTATCAATAATTGCACCTCGGTTGACATATACATATAACCCAGTGCCAACAACGGCAAGAGATACAACGCCAGACGCAATAGAAATGATGTTGACAATTTTTTGCATTTTCTTTAAGTAAGTAGTTTATTTATAGCTCAACCCTGTGGAGAAAAAATATCCGAAGTTTTTTTTCGCCTTTTTTTGAAACGAAAAGTTCAATTTCGCCTGTAGTACACTTCGTAGTGTTTTTTAACACCGCTAGTGATCTTATGCTTGGCACACCACTCGTCAGCACAATCATAAATGAATTGTGGTTTATCTGAAGGGAAGTTGCCCATTAAGATCCTTAGTACGTTTTGACGTAATTTCATCTCTTCGTCTGTCCAGTCCATTAGAGATCCTTTAGTTTTGGTTCTACCCAGTGTTCCTTGTTATCTATGCCAGCGGCATTAACATACTTCATAATATGTTCATCGACTTGATGAAATATAGGATGTAGGTCGAGATCCATCCTTATATCGTGTGCGATCTCAGCTACCTGCTTCTCTGTTAGACAGCGATCAGGGTGTAGTAAATCACAACAAGGGATACGTTTTTCGATCAACTCATTCAAGTTAATACGAATTTCATAGTCCTGGTAAACTGGCATTATTTTACCTCACCCTCCACAATTTTAACTTTGTATACTACATCGGATCCGATGCGTACCTTGGCCTTCGCTGTTCTTTGTGCGAAATGAAGATCAATCCTCTTCTTAAGCCAGTATATAAATGTGAGTACAAGTATAAATTGGATACCTTCTTCCCAAGATAGGTTCCATGCCTCATTGAGGTCTAGTGCTGCAGCAGCAAATGTATTCATAATTCAATAACTCCATATGGGGGTCCAGTAAATTTGGGGTCACCAAGCCACCCCTCTAGTATAATTGGTGCTTTAATAAGGTCATTGATACTGTCAGACATCTTACGATACCCTGTACCAACGTATAGCTGCCCTGCGAAAACACTCACAGTAGCGGCACCCCAAAACAGGTAATAGAACCTGCTCTTCACTTGGTGTCTCTTCTTTTTACTCATCTTCATCAGGTAAACTTCTCAAGGCTGTATCAGTCAGCAATATGATCCATATTATAGTAAGTAAGAATATAAAAAATATTCTTATCGTCTCACCATTAACGACAATCATATCCTTGGTATTTTTTGTACCAAGGGCATCACGTCCTGTTCAACCCTATCTATTATATCATCAATGACGTTCACATCCAAGTCCATAAAGGGTGGGATGATGCCAAGGATTCTAAGCAGTCCATCTACAAATAAAGCAAGGCATATAAATCCTAAGATCATACTTATAATTGTAGCATCTCTATTGTGCTTACGCATCGATGCTTCATCTATCTTCCTTGCCTCCTCAAGAGCAGCAGCAACCATCTCATCGACTTCGCTTTTAGTATAGAAATCCCCTAAGAATGGTATATCGTGTCTGTCTGGTGCCATTAGTCATGCTAAGATGTGGTCATTCTACCACACAATGAGCATTTGTCAACCGTACATAGCAGACCTAGCTCCCTTAACTGAGGGCCAGTCCTCTGCTATCGCAGCATTAACATAAGTCATGTGTGTAGATGCGAGAGTAGTCTCTCCTCTATCTGTTAATTCTTTCTGGATGGTCGTGTACTTACCGCCACCCTTTACTAGCTCATATTTATTGAGATCTGTAGTAGTAAAAGCATCAGATGTGTTTTTCCACATCTCATATGTAAACCCTCTTGGTTGCTCATATATTACACCATCCTTGACAACATAAGATGCTTGCCAGATGGTCTGCTCTTCCCACTCATTATTAATTTTTATTATCTGTTGCTGTACTGCTGTAGGATCCTTAAGGAACAAAAGTGATACAGTGTAAGCACTTTCTTTAACCACATTATGATTAGGGAAAGCTATGCTCTTCTTGCCAGCACCACCTGGTACAAGTTGTCCTTTGAATAATCTAGGAACAGATGTCCCTCTCATATCCTCATAGAATACTAAATCACCTGATGCTACGACTGTAGGTTGTGTAGAACGACGAAGGATCTCTTCATAGACCAACTCCATCTTCTTAAACGCACCCATAGCTCTTGAGTATACAGCACCGTTATCAGTACACCACTGCTTTAAGTATGCTGTCTGCTCACCAGTACGACAAGTATCGTGTACTGTAGGTGTTACGCCTGGGAACCCAGTTGCGAAAGTTTTTAGGGTAGTTACCCCACTAGCTAACTCGGCAGCACTATGGGTATCGATAACTACATGTACATTCCAAGCCATGTTTAAGTATCTTTATATGTATTTAGATGTCACAAATCCCTTGTATAGAATTAGGATCTTGGGGAACCATAAGTTGCTTACCACCATCCTTCTTCGTAAGTAGGACAGGAAAACCAGACTCCACCATGTCAAGGTACTTATCTTTTTCCTTTTCTAATTGTTCTTCTGTAATTTCAATCACCTAATAATCCCCTTGTAGTTTCTTTACCCATTCCTTACGCCCACAATAACCGTGGGCATCACCAGTTTCCTGATTGTAATGCTCATTAGTATGTAGTACCTCTATCATTAGAAAGATACCAATGGTCATCATGGGTATCATCCATAGAGGATGTCCAAAGACTTCACAGAATTCTTTGTAGTAATCTTCAAACTTCATAGCAGTAAGGCATGAAAAAAGGGAGTCCGTAGACTCCCTTCTAATTATATCACATTTGTGATCAGAATGCCCACTTAGCACCCAATTTAGCACCGTATCCGTTGTCTACGTCGCCCTTAGCAGTAGCGAATGAAACTTCGCCATAAAGTCCAAGAGACTCAGTAGCAGCGAAAGATACGCCACCCTTTCCTGAGAATTGTGTATCTGTACCATCTACACCATCAGTTGCCTTAACAGCAGGTCCACCTTGAACATAGTATCCAAGTTCTCCAGCTGTACCTTCGTATCCAATATGGATATCGGTAGTAGCATCTGTATAATTAGAACCAGTTAGATTTGCATTGGTTTCTACGTTCACATAAGGACCAGCAAAAGCGGCTCCTGAGATTAGTAGAGGGGAAGCTGCGAGAGCAGCGATTGTTGTTCTGATTGACATTTTAGTTCTTATTGTCTCGTAAGGATAAAAAAATACCCTACGGATGTTAGACCTCCTCGACGTGGAAGTCTGTTTACATTCTACGCAGGGGTACGATCTTTCGAGTCCTTTGTATGAAGTTGTGTTACAACTGTCACACTGTTGTGTGTGCCAGTTCATGATTTATTTATAACACGGGAAGACTACAAAAGTCAACCCCTAGTGGACAGTTTCTCTTCTGACACAAGGTATGCCAAGGCTTCTTGCTTGTGGGTTGGTTCATGGAAGGTCATATAGTCGAAGTCTTTGTCTCCACAGGTGTGTGTATGAACTGTCACGTCACCCTCATATTCTATAGGTTTCTGCTTCCGTATTAATTGTTTAAAAGTGGGAGGATCCCAGTCTAGATGGGTACTTCTACCTAACCCAGATGGTCTACGATCAGTCCAGACATCAAAGTATAATGATATGTTTGTCTCTACGTTAGGTAGTTCCATGTATGAATATTCACCACGAAACAGAGTAAGCTTTGCTTCCTCTTGATACACCCACAAAACTTTGTTTGCTTTGATATCACCATATTTCATATCGTTAAGCATGAGACCTGAGCATGAGTTATACAGGTCAACCACACCCACCCACTCAGGATGAATCTTCTCCTCTACACTCTCATCACTGTCCCAATGAGGACCAGTGTATGTGTGACCGTCTGGTGGTATGTACACCCAGTACTCCATACCTAAGCATGGTTTGATAAAGAATCTCTTGTATAACTTCTGGAGATAGTCCTCCACTAGGTTACGTGGTTCATCATCATAACCTATCCAAAAATTCTCACGACCAATCTTCTTGAGTTGATCGCTCAAGTGGTAGTTGGTCTTGCCATCATGTATGTGTCTGTATATCTTATACCAGTTCATTCAAAGTAAAGAGACTCACTAATTCTACATTGCTGTCCTTGAATAACTTGTCTGCTTCACCATCATCCTGACGGTCCACAATACAAACCACTCTGTTGACTACGTAACCTGCTTCTCGCAGGATCTTTACTGCTTTGATAGCAGAGTTACCTGTTGTGATTACATCCTCTAGGAGAGTCACCACAGACCCTATAGGATGGGTTGGTCCCTCTACCATTGCCTGAGTACCATACCCCTTAGGATCTTTACGTACTAGCATAGCATCTAGTCTACCTGATGTAATAGACACACCTGTTGCTAGTGGGTCACCACCTAGGGTAACACCTGCTACTGCTACAGCATCCTGATCCACTTCCTTGAGTAGTGCTGGTGCTATGAGTTTAATGCCCTCGTTGCTAAGAGAGATGGGCTTACAGTTAACATAATGCATACTGGTCTTACCTGAAGACAGTATGATGTCACCATACTTGTACCCTTTCTCCTTAATTAAATTTAATAGTGTCATTTTTTTATGTCTATGAAGATAAACTCCATTGGTTCTTCTGAATAGTTATACGCTTCATGTATGTGATCTTGTACATCCCATACAGAAAACTTACCTGACTCCCAACAGTTAACTTTCTTACCCTCCCATATCATATAACATTTCTCTGGGTCAACTACAAGAGGAATATGTATCCTCCTATACTTGTAAGGATATACGTCAGGATCCCTGTGCTTAGGCAACTCTGTGTTTGGATGGAACAGAGCACCAGTAGCAAACAAAACCTCATCTCTATCTAATATCTCTACGATCTTAGGGTCATCCACAAGGGAAGTACGCACCCCCTTAAACCCTCTGGTTCCTTTCAACCAGCACATATCTATAGGTTGGTTGGAATATCCTTCTGCTGTCGGTGCCTTACGATAAGGCAACTCAGTTGTCATACCCCATTCATATATGATTTGTAGTTCTTCGTCAGTCAACATCAGGTTTAAAATAATCTTTTTTCATATACCTGCCCAGTATATTACTGTTGTAATAGGCAGGAGTTCCATCTATATGTTCAGTGAGTACATTATTTAGAAAAAGTTGTCTTGTCTCTTCGTAGTTTACCTTTCCAAGGGTGGTGTGAAGTGAGATAATTTCTCTCTTGAAGTTGGATTTTCCAAGAGATTTAACATCGGTCTTAAGTTCTGCAGAACTTCCGTAGTAGTTCTTCCAGTCGCTCTCAGACGTAACCCTCCGTTTCCCTTTCCCACTTCTAGGCTTTCTACGCTGTGTAAAATACTTTCTTCCGATGTATTGCCTACCCGATTCGTTATTTGTAATACGGTAGACGTAACCGAAGAAATCGTTAATGTCATTAGAAGTAAAAGTTGTACCCTGATAGGTCCAGGGGTTCTCATAACTTCCTTCATCAGTTTGTTTAGTTGTTTCATTCTTGGTATCCTTCTTCATCATCATAGAACCCATCGTCACTACTGTTATTCCTGTCGGAATATACTTCAACTTTAAGTTCTGCTAGGACTTCTTCCAACTGTTCGAGTAGCTGCTTCAGTCTCCTTTTCTCCATAAAAATATCCCCGACTACTATATGTAGCGGGGATGGAAATTAAGAGTTAGTTCTAGACTGCAGTCATGACACGCTTGGTGCCATCCTTAGTGACATGGAATTTTACACCTCTGTAAACTTCCACACGTTCTATAGATTTAGGTGACTGGTCTGGACGATTCTCAGTATCATATCGGATACCTCGATAAGTAACTTGTGCCATTGGATTACTCCTAAAGTAGTTGGGTTTTTAATCCGTTCCTTTAGTCAACTTATGCGTCCCCCACTAGAGGGAATGAACGATCCGTTCCGAGTTGGCTTACTTGCGACCCCTTATGGGGTTGAACGATAAGGATATGCTAACACATCCATAGTATATAGTCAAGCACTGCTGTATTAGTTGATACAAAACTTAAAAAACCCTACACGGAAAAAATTTCCCGAATTTTTTTTCGACTTTTTTTGATGCCACAAGACGGATTTGAACCGCCGACCTTGGCTTTACAAAAGCCCTGCACTACCGCTGTGCTATTGTGGCAACCATTCTACCCAACCAGTACATATATATTTCTCTTGTGTCTGGCTGATCTCACCCACGTGCTTGTGTGTGATACCTGCTGGAAATATAACTGTCTTACCTTTCCTAGCACTGATTGTCATGTCATTGTTGACCATGATAGTACCACCATCAGGTACATCATTTAAGTATGTTATGTAGACTAACACACGTGACATCACCTCTGCTTCAGCATCGATGTGTGGGAAAAAGAATCCACCTCCAGGTTTATAGTACTGTACTTGGGGTAGAGTTCTAATACCTATGGGTGGTGGAAGTTCAAAGTGATCCCAATAATCATTATAGCATACTGTGATCCAGTTCATATAATCTTGGAGACCCCAGACATCATCACCTATGACACCCTGCCATACATCTTCAAAGGATACCTCCATGCTATCCTTTCTCTCTGGTTTTATGTCTGACTTATCACCACCTCCTACCTTACCTGGTTCAGTTAACCCTTCTCCATGGGCAACCTTAAACATATCAATGATCTTGTCACATCCATCATGATCATACCAGTAGTCTCTAATATACCTATCCGTCATGCTCTGCTAAGTATTCTTTCTCCTTAGAGTAGAATTCTGACAGACTAGATGAACAATCAGGTGGTTCAGGTGTCTTATAACCATTTCTTTTCTTCCATTCATTATACATTGCTCCCATCTGCCACGATTGAGCAAGACTCTTAGGTCCATTCCTAAGTAACTCTTCTTGTTTACCAGTGTAATAAGGAATAGATTCCTCTCTCCAATTACTCTCGTCCCATTCGGTAATCATTCTAGTATCTCCTTAAGGTTCGTAAGTATATATCTATAAGCATCTACTATATTACCTTCGTCTTTTCTGAAGAGATCTTTATCGAAACTCTTACCATCCTTCCACAGTCTAAAGTTATCAGGTGACAGTTCATCAGCAAGGAACAGATGACCTTTATCATCCACACCATACTCTAACTTATAATCTACTACTGTCAGTCCCATCTGTCCAAATATTTTCTGGAAGTGGAAGTTCAATTCAGTTGCTCTACGTCTGAATGTCTTAGGATCATACCCCATCAGACTGACTCTATCATCAGTTAACAAGGGATCATTCTTCTCATCACACTTGTAGTTGAACTCAACTAGAGGTGGATTAAACCTTGTACCTTCTTCTATAGGTGAGTCCCTACAAATACCACCTGTTGCTATGTTCCTAAGGATAACTTCGACTGGTATAATCTTAAGCTTCTTAACACACAATGCTCTGTGCGTAGGCATACTTAGGTAGTGTGTAGCACATACATGTTCTCTGTCTAGGTACTCAAAGAATAGTTTAGAGATCTCACAACAGATAGCACCCTTATCCTCAGGGAAGTCTACCTTCCTACCATTACCTGCTGTTACTTTGTCTTCAAACTGTATCAAAAGTTGATCGGGTTTGTCAGTACCAAAAAGTGTCTTGACCTTACCCTCCATAATATATGTCATGTTGGTAACTCTCCTCCTTCATGTAAATCTTTTATAGGAAATGTAATCATCTTCTCCCAAGGAGAATAGTTATCAAAGAGAACTGCTGCATTAGTACCACTAATCCTCTGAACAAATCCAACATACCCACTGTAGATAGAGGTAGGATTCTTAATTGTAACTGTAGTGCCTGGTAAAATCATACACTTATAACCTGAGTGACTTCTGGCCAGACTTCTTGTATCTTACGTTCAATACCCATTGTTAATGTCTGAGCACTCATAGCACACCCAACACAAGCACCAAGCATTCTTACCATAACAATAGGACCATCCTTAAGATAATCTATAGCAACAAACTCAAGGTACCCTCCATCTGATTCAATGTAAGGACGGAGTTCATCTAAGACATCATTAACATTCTTGTCTGTTAGTTCCATCATCCTTGCCAGAGCATGTCAGGCATTGCCTGTGGTTGTTGCCTACCTATGGTAAGCATGAGGATAAAGTATCCTACGAACCATATTATATTAAAGATCCATGCCTGTCTGAATAGGTACTTTCTAATACCCATAGCAACGAACACTTTCTTTACATCAGCAGGCTCGTCTTCACTACCCCTTGCTCTAAGTATCTGTTCTATGATCACAGCAACGAGTGCACCTATCACTAATGGATAGAACACAAAGTTTGCGAATGACATTATTCCTATTAAGAAAAGCATTAGTTTTTAATCCATCTCGGTAAGTAAAATATTAACCATGCCAATGTCCAGAAGGTTATCAATACTACTATATGTAGAACTCTACTAGAGTTAACTATCAGTCCACAAGTTACTAATGATATCCATAACCAATCCAAGGTGCCATGTATTCTCCACCACCATTTATCACCTAGCTTCTTCATAACCTTATCTCTAAGTCTAGAAAAGAAAGGTGACACATGTCTCATCATAACAAACCCTTCATTGAAAAACATGAGGGTGAATCCAATCCAAAAAATCATAAAGTAAATCCTGAGAACGTTTTCTTATCTACATCCTGCTTGATACCACCCACTACATACGATTCTATCTCAGTCTCTTGCGGTGCGTTCTGTTGTCCCTTACTATTGAGCCAGTGTTCTGTCCAAGGTAAAGGATTATTTCTCATGGGTATATCATAGAGAGGATCAAGTCCTAGTGATCTTAGTCTACGGTTAGCAATAAACTCTACGTATTGACATAGTAATTTATCATTCAAGCCTATCATGCTACCATCTTTAAACAAATATTCTGCCCACTCCTTCTCTTCTTCAACACATTTCTTGAACATGTCTATGGTATGTTCCCTTTCCTCCTCTGCGATAGCAACCATTTCGGGGTCGTCTCCTTCTTGCCACTTCTTGATGATCTGTTGAGTAAGGACAAGATGTTGGCTTTCATCTCTGGCGATAAGAGAGATAATTTTAGCGGATCCTTCCATAAGTTTGAGCTCACCAAACGCAAACGAGCAAGCGAAGGAGACATAGAACCTAACGCCCTCAAGAATATTAACATTGATGATGGCACGGTATAATTTTCTTTTGAGTTCTTTGAGTTCATACTGGGATAGGAATGATTCCTTGCTGTCTGGTTTCCAAAGGTTTCCTGTACCCCAGACTTGAGCCTCGTTAATGAGGTCGTTGTAAGCATGTGTTACTGATTCTGCACGTGATAGTATCCTAGCATCATCTAGGATTTTGTCAAACACTTCAGAGGGATCAGGGTAAACGTTCTTAATAATATATGTATAAGATCTGCTATGAATCATCTCCATGAATTCCCAGACCAGCATGGAAGACTCCAGTTCTGGCAAGGAACACCAAGGAATGAATGCCATACCTGGACCCCTACCCTGAACACTATCAAGTAAGATTTGATACTTCAGGTTGCTTGTAAATATATGTTTCTGTTCTGGTCGTAGTGTCTGGTAATCAGCACGATCCTTCTGGAGTGAGACCTCCTCAGGTCTCCAGAAGTAACCCAACTGTTGCTGCGTTAGCTTATCAAACACAGGATACTTATACTTGTCGTACCTTTGGACACCCAGTGGCTGCCCAAAGAACATTGGTTGCTTCGCAGTATCAACATCTCGTGTGTTGAATACTGTTACTCCACTGATGCGAGGATCTTCTCCTCTAAATTGTACAGGACTCACAGGCTTCTTCATCGCTTGTCATTATATTGTTGATTAGATTGTTGAGATAGGTAGTCTTATCTTCAGGTTGATCGTCCTTCCATCCAATTGGATGAGCAGGTTCATCAACATCTTTCTTAGCATCATATGTATTCTGATAGTAAGAAGTCTTCCACCCTAACTTATATGTAGTGAGTAGATCTTGTGCCATTACAGACGTAGGTATCTCGTTGTCAGGGTAATGCTCTGGATTATATGACCAGTTACCACTGATACCCTGATCAAAGAACTTCTGAATCACTGCGGTCACCTTGATGTAACCCTCGTTACTAGGCATATCCCACAGCAATGTGTAACTGTTCTTTAAGTGGGGAAACCCCGGAACAATCTGCTTAAGCGGTCCTTTCTTTGATTTTTTAACGGACAAGTAGTCTCTAGGTGGCTCGATTCCATTGGTTGCATTTGACACAATGGAGCTGCTCTCCGAAGGCATTTGTGAGGACAATGTTGAGTGCCTAAGACCGTAGGTGGCGATAGATGTCCGTAAACTATCCCAATCATAGTTAAGCTCATGAGGAACGATGTCATCGACATCCTTCTTATATGTATCTATTGGAAGTATACCATCAGAGTATTTGGTACGATCAAATGCTGAACATGGTCCTTTCTCTTGTGCTATCTGGTTTGATGCTCTTAACAAATTGTATTGGAATGCCTCAGTCAATTCATGAACTAACTTCCATGCTTGAGGGTCATCATACTTAACCTTATTCTTAGCAAGGTAGTGTGCTAGTCCAATGTATCCTATACCTAATGACCTACGTGCTAGTGTGCTACGTTTAGCAGCAGCAACAGGGTACTGTTGATAGTCAATCAGTTCCTCTAGTCCTCGGACTGCTAGGTCACATAGTTCTTCAAACTCTTCTAGTCTATTGATCTTACCTACATTGATAGCAGATAATATACACAGTGCTATCTCTCCATCAGCATCATCGATGTGATTGATAGGATCAGTAGGTAGAGTGATCTCTTGGCAAAGATTACTCATGTTAACCTTGTCCTTGAATGAGGAGTGCTCATTACAGTGATCGATGTTCATGATATAGATACGACCTGTCTCTGCTCTCTCCTTAAGTAGATCTAAGATGAGATCCTGTGCCCCTATTGTTTGCTTGGGGATGGAATCATCTGCTTCATACTTGGTGTAGAGGTCGTCGAATTTCGGTGTTCCAAATGCCTCGTAGAGACCAGGGACATCGTGTGGAGAGAACAAACTAATATTACTATCGCTAATAAATCTCTCGTAAAAGATCTTAGAAATCTGTATAGAGTAGTCAAGTTTTCTTACTCGGTTATCTTCTGTTCCTTTGTTGTTTTTGAGGACGAGGATGTCTCTGATTTCCTGGTGCCAGATAGGAAAGTGGACAGTTGCTGATCCACCCCTGATGCCATTCTGAGTACAGCATCTGACAGTGCTCTCAAATTTTTTGAGGAAGGGGACCACACCTGTGTGTTGTACTTCGCCGCCACGGATTCGACTGTTGATCCCTCGGATCCGTCCTGCGTTAATACCGATACCAGCCCTCTGTGCAACGTATTTGCCAATAGCCACATCAGAGCTAAAGATACTATCGAGGGTGTCATCAATATCAACCAGAACACAAGATGCAAATTGACGAATTGGGGTCCGTACCCCCGCCATGACTGGGGTCGGGATGTTGATTCGGTGCTTGCTGATTCCGTTGTAGTATCGTCTGACATAATCTAACCTCTTTTCTACTGGGTAATTTTGAAATAGTGTTGCAGCAATCATAACATACATTTGCTGAGGTGTCTCGAAATGTATACCAGTGCTACGATCTTGTACCAAATATTTATCTACAACCTGTCTAAGTCCAGCGTATGTAAAGAGATAGTCACGTCCACTGTCAATGAATCCGTTTATCTTATCCCACTCCTCTGCTGTGTATGCTTTAGCAAGAGATGAGTCATAGACACCCTTCTTAATACACTTCTCTATGTGTTTAGCAAGGTGTGGAAGATCCTCTGGATGTCCATGGACTGATTTATTTAAACCAAAGAGTAGTAACCTAGCAGCAACGTACTGATAGTTAGGATTCTCTTCAGTGATCAGATCACTTGCTGACCTGACAAGTATCTCTTGGATGTCTGCGGTCTCAATCCCATCAAAGAATTGTAAACCACTGTTGATTTCTACCTGCGATGCTGAGACACCAGCGAGTCCTTCACAGGCAAACTCTACCATCTTGTGTACTTTCTCAAGATTGATACGTTCTACTGTACCGTCTCTCTTCTGTACTTTAATACCGTTGCTCATACTTTCCAGTTGTTTAGTTGTAACTTTGCTTCTAGTCCTTGGTACACATTAGATTGTACCACATCTTTAACATCTATGCCAGCATTGAACATATCATTAATATCTTTTTGTTCAATACCACGTGGCCATATCACTACCTTATCTCCGTTGTCGATTGACTTGGAGATTCTGTCGATGATTTGTTGGTTGCGAGGTTCGTTATCATAAACGTAAATATAATCGCTCCAACCAAACGTCCGAGGATTAAGATCGGACCCAGCCATCGCAACGGAATTGTCCAAGAAAAGCGAGTCGAATGGTCCTTCGACGATGTAGATTGTTTCACGTTCATTAATAATATCAAGTCCAAATACTTTAGGAGCATCCTCCTCAAGCATGATTGTAATGTACCTCATCTTGGTAGAATCTAATGCTCTACCCTGAAACCCTATGAGACTACCATGCTTATCATTAAGAGGAATGATAATACGTGGCTCATCATCTTTAACAGATGTAAAGGTCCGTTTGTGTGTGTTTGTCCACTCTTTAAAGTTAGGACAATAGTATAACAGATCTAATTTCCTAGTTGGAAGTCGTCTTCTCGTGACATATTCCATTGCCAGATGTTTTTTATTTAGAGAAGATATCCGTTCGAGGTTTACAGTTCGTTTGAATGTTGGCTTCTCAAAATTAAACTTAGGTTTGGGTACGCTACGATGCTTACCTGTCAACCCCTCCTTGTACTTCTCCATGACATACATGTCATAGATTGAGGGTGCCTGTTCCTTCAAGAAATTAGAAAAGGATCTGCCCAGACCACAGTTGTGGCACTTGAAGACGAGATCCCCCTTACGATTAAAAAAGTATCCCCTTGCCTTGTTCTTATGCTTCTGTGAATCACCACAGTAAGGACATCGGAAGTTGAATACTCCGTTAGATTTTTTCTTGAACTGATTTAATTGAGATGAAATTCTATGTACGTATAGAGTATCAATGGACATCTCATGAAATCATATCTGATGGTATCATCCTAACAGGTGGTGCTGTATCTGTCAACAGTGGACGGATAAGTTTCTGTCCCACAGGGCTAACCACAAATGATATGACTGCTAGTGCTCCAAATATACTCCACATCTTCTTCTCCATTACTTGTAGTCGATCATCGACCTTCTTTATATCTCTCTCGCATCCTGCTTTGATGTCTAATGCTTGTCTGTTAACCTCACGGTGGACACTCTCTATCTTCTCGAAGAGTACACCATCTATTCTATCCTGCTTGTCAAGCTTCTCATTATGAACTGCCAGCAGTTGGCCCATCTTATTTGAGTTCTGTTGAAGCTCAACTACGACACGTTCTAGTCTTTCTATGATAGCTGAGTTAACATTTTCCATGATGTTATTTATACCTACCAGAAGAGTCTATAGATTCCGTTAATCTTTAGACCATGACCCTGTAGTGTGATGCGTGTGTCACCTGTCCGAAACTGATCCCCTAGTATCATCTGATGCATGATCTTACCTGTATAGAAGAAGGAATTGCCTGGTGTATGGGAGAATACCTTAGGTATATACTGCTCCAAATCACCACAGTCTGCCTTGAATAAACCATACTTCCATGGTCTCTCAATAGCATGTTGCTCTCGGATCAACTTCACATATTCTAGGTTCTGATACCTGTCAATGATAGGGTGTGGATACTTCTTCTGATACTCCTCTGAGTCCCTCTGTAGTGCCTCTGGAAGACCCCAGAATGCTATCGCTGAACCTCTGGATGGTCTAGTAATAGTAAAGGTAAAAGAGAGGGGTTCAGAGATGTCTATACACTTACCGTACTTCTTCTTAAGAAACTTGAGAGCGTATACAAACTGACCATCAAGGTGGAGACACCTGTGATGTTTCCTTGGACTAGAGTTAGCATCAAACTCATAGATGTGAAAGCCTGGCAATGCTAACTCACCCTCGTAACCACATACTCCTATGTGTGGGGTGAGTGCTTCTATTAGTTTATGGTAGACCCAACCGAACTTCATGTTGAGTACCTTATTGGTTATATTCTTATGCTTCTCATAGTATTCCCACCCATTGTCAGAGGCATCCATGTATAGGGTAGCACCTAGAGTAGAGTAGTGTACATAGTCTTCTATGTCCTCTATATTATTACCATCATCATTCCTAGGGTGCCAATTGGTTCTCTCCTTCCAGATAGTTCTACAACCAAAGACATCCTCCTTTACCTTACGTACTTCCTCTTCATTGAGTACCTCTACAATACCTAAGTTCAAAAATATAACCTCCAGACACCATCACATTTTAATCCATGTCCTTGTAATGTTATCCTACGATCATTAGGATGACAGTTCTTAGCAGGTGCTATCTGATGTACGATAGGACCTATAAAGTATATCATATTACCCTCAACATAACTCTCCATGAGGGGTTCATAGGTAGGTTCATACCTAGGTACAGAACCATTCTCCCACAGATACTTATTGTTTAGTACATCTATCTTCTCATCATTACTCTGGAAATTAAACTCATCGATCATCTTCTGATCAAAGTTTGCCCAGTCCCATATGTATAGACCACCACCATTAGTAGGTAGTGTAACTGTTAGTGTAAATGACAGTGGGTTATCAAAGTCTACCTCATCAAAGCACTTCCAATAACAACTGTGCTCTTTGTATTGTATATCTGTATGGATACTAGCAAGTGGTTGTTCCATCAACCTACACTCTCTATTGTCCATACCTCTCTTCCCAAAGATATGAAAGCCAGGTAGACCAAGCATGGAATCTACTTCACAGGGGTCACCCAACTCTTCCGATAGCCTGGCACAGAGAATCTCATACATCCATGAGAACTTCTTCTTCAGGATTGGATTGACTGCTGTCTTGTGCTTGTGGTACTTCTGTATATCGTCACACCCTTCCAAGTATGTGACAGCACCAAGAGTCCAAAAGGGTACACGTGGTTCACATGTACTCCTATTGAGCCATATTTTATTTAAACTATCTACTTCTCGTTCTAACCTGCCCCTCTCTAGAGGATCCAGTACTTCTATTAACCTACCAAACTTACAGTTCGATGAAATCTGAAACAAATCTGCTTGTTTGTCCGAGAGATTCAATGAAACCATCCCTGTTCTCCTCACTTAATTCATTAAATTTAACTACAATATATGCTGCTTCTTTAACTGTCAATTCTAATTCAGTGTCATCGTAGAAGAAGTATGTGGTAGGCTTCTCGTGGTTCTCAGTAACCTGTTGACAGATGAGATCCAACACTCCTAAGCCATCATATGCTTCCTTCTTAGTATCTTTGGATGCTGATTGAGCAACCTTCTTCATTCTATCTTTTGATTTCTTTTGATAATCAGATGCCTTGGCACGAGATATGGTTTGAATCTCCTGCTTCCTATTGGCAGCACGCTTCTCCCTCTCCTGTTTCTTCTGTACCTTACGGCGTTGAGAAAGGAACTTGTATGCTTGTTTGGTGGCTTCGCCTCCTTCAGCTAGAAATTCTTCAGTCATTTTCTTTTTCCGTTTAGCGAGACGCTTAATAAGTTTACGTGCTTGTTTACTCCTACCATCTATGTAGGATGGATCATCCCTCCGATGTTCCCATTGTTTACCTGCTGACTCCTTCTTCTTGCGAGACTTAGTAGCACGTCTAGAGAACTTCAGTACAGGATCAAAGCCAGCAATAGCACCCTGACCAGTGGTCGGGGTGTTGATAGGACCAACGTTACCGCCGAATGTACCCATCATATCTGCTTCAACTCCTTGATGATCTTGTGGTTAATTAAAATTTCTTTTAGACTATCTGTTTCCACATCGGGATAGCGTCCTAGAAATACCATTATGGATTTTATAATAGACCAGTACTCCTTGTCCATCTTAAAGAATAAGAGGGGAGTAGCAGCCTCACCAAAAACATTGTATACAATAATAATATGGTTAAGAAGCAAGTGTAACTTGACCTCACCATTCTTAAGATACTTGTTGATGAGACGCTTAATATATTTAAAGCGTCTCAAATCATCCAAGAAATCTTCCTTCGTTACCGCTGAGGGATTATCATAATGTCTAATAGCAAATAGGATATAATTATCCTCGGTCAATTCAGTGAAGTTCATTCATTATGCTCTGTCAGTTACAGTAAGCGTTCCAGCAGTACTTAGCTTCTCAACACCACCAATGGAGTTGTTGACTCTACATCTGTACTTATCACCATTGTCAGCAGCGACTGTAAGTCCTGTAAGGGATCCAGTATTTGCTGATGTCTTACCTGATAGGTTAGACCAGCTACCTGTACCACCTTCCTGTTTCTGCCACTGGTATGTAAGTGATGCACCTGAACCAGTAGAGGATGCTCCAGACAGTGTGAATGTAGCAGCGGCTGTAGCAGCAGCAGTTACAGTTACGACAACAGCAGCACCGCCACCACCACCAAGTGATGCGTCAGCAATTGTTATTGTCTCACTATCAGCATATCCTGTACCACCAGATACCTGAGTGATTGTTGGGTCACCGTTAGCAGCAACTACAACTGAGAAGTCAGCACCTGTACCAGATGCGTTACCAGCAGCGTTGGTTACTGTGTATGTTCCAGCAGTTCTAGATCCATCAGCAGCACCGTTGTCACTGAATGTAGCAACCGCACCAGCAGGAGCGTATGTTGTTACACTAGCAACTGTACCTGGAGTAATTACTGAAGTAATATCTGCGGCAGCTGTGTCATCTGATTGTGTCTCAGATGCGTTAGCTTCAGGGTTAGCAATTGTAACTAAATGTTCTGACTTATAACGTGTCTTACCATGAGTGTCAGTAAAGGTCACATAAGACCACCATCCAGGAGCATTCAACCCTCTAGCTTTATTCTCAGCGAGTTGTGCTTCTGTGTCGTCAACAAAGACGACTGTTTTTGTTTGTGATGATGCTGCAATTCCCACGCCACCTTTAGTTTTGTTGGCATTGCTGTCATCCTTTCCATAAAGGGACATGGTTTGTTATCTCCGATGTGTTTTAATACCTATATTTTATTTATTATAGGTAGGCTTTAGATATATTAGTCAAGAACCCAATGAGGGTAACACCAGCAGCCAAGACTGCTGCTGCTCCTATCACCCACTTCTCAACTACTTTCAATCTCTCTTTTAATTCATCCTGTTTTTCCTCAAGACGTTCTATCTTGAGTTGCATCACAGTTATTCTTGTCTCCTGTGATGCATCAAGTCCTAACTCTGTCATAACACATCGTCAGCACTAGGGACTTCCCCCTTCTTATTCTTAGCTGCTAACGCCTTGGCAACCTGTTCAAATAACTGGTCATCTACGTTAGTCTTAGTTGTCTTAACTGCCTTAGCAAGTATAACTAAGCACACTTCTATAATCTTTTCTCCAATCTCTTCCGAGTCTGGAAGTTTCTTAACAACATCTTCTATCACTTTGACGGCCAAAGGAAGAAGAGTCTCTTTGATTTTTGTTTTGAGGCCCATGGTCAATGGAATAACTTTTATATATAGGGATCTTCTAGTTCAAATTCTGTATCTTCCTCTAACTTTTCGATACTGTAATCAAATATAACAACGATACGATCCTTAGTACCATTGTGCTGAGCCCAATGCTTATCATTGTCATGGAATGCAAAGAGATCTCCCACCTCCCATGTTCTCTTACGTCCACGTACACTTAGCCATGCTTCGGGGTCAGTGACCACAGGGAAGTGTAGTCTCATCGAATCTAGGTCACCCTTATGTGGATTGATCTTTGTACCTGGTGATAACCTACTGATGGTAGCAGACTTTAAGAACTTATTGTCCATGTCATCCTTAATATACTCAGCAGTCTTAGGACATAGGTCAACAAAACTTTTATATATCTTTGGTCCAATCCTCTTGACCTCATCCAATGAGGTATTGAATAGCTTAGTAAAACTTACCATCTCACTGAGTTGGTAGTCACCATCTACTGCCGTAGGACCTACAGCATTAATAGGAAACGGTATGACTCTCCATGCTCCATCCCAGAGTTGGACTCTACCTATGTTACGATCATCGACCCACTTGTCCATGATCCATTCATCAAATATTTCCTTGTTGAACTCAACGAACGCAAGGACTTCTCTTATGATTTCTTCGTGATGTAATTTAAGATTACGAAATGAAGAGAGGTGTGTCAACCTATCTTCGTACCAAATTTTTCTCATTGAATGTTTTCAGACCCACCTATTGTATGCTTCCCACTCTCGGTAGCAAGTTTATACATCTTCTCATGTATACCTTCCTCTACTACATCATCGTAACCTTTCTCAGCAGCATCTATCCAAGAGTTTCTGATCTCTTCAGTACTCCACTCAGGACCATCGTCCCTGTTAGGTTCACCTTTATGAGTAGCTATTGGCATAGAATCTAGGGGGTTCGTATACGTGGGTGGAAACCAATCATCATGGGGAATCTCAGGTAGTCCCATTATCTCACCTCAGGACATTCCTTGGTACCATGAACAGGACACTCGTCTCCTTTCTTAGTCCAGTTACATGCTGACTCTACTTTCTCTTTCTTTTTCTTAGGCATCTTCTGGTTGCCCTTTAGGTGAGGTTGCTGACCATCAGCATCATCGATGGTAGGCATGATCTCAACAGGGCCGACTACTTTTTTTCAGTGAGTCTCCAGTTCTTAAATGACTCCTTAACTTTCTTCTTCTTCTTACCTTTAAATCCTTCATCCACCTCATGTGGAATTGTCTTACCGTCCTTATCCTTCTCGTGATGCTCTACTACTTCTTTATTCTTATCGTGATTGATCACGTGCTCATGTATGGCTTCATCAAGTATGTTAAGAGTAGGAACAGCTACGTTCTTCTCTAGTCCATGCTCAAACATTACATCGTAATGTGTTACCTTACCTTCTTCATCCAGAGTATGCATCTCAGTCATACAGTCTCCCTTACCCCACTCAGCATGTTCTACCTTAGTAGCACAAGCATGTTTAGGCTTCTTAACTTTAGGAGCACCCTCTGTACCCTTAGGTTCAGCGAGTTTCATACCAGGAGCATCACCTCCTCCTACACCCTTGGCACCAACGCCCTTGACATCTCTGTTACCTAGTTTACCAGGTGACTTGTCAAAACGCCACTCCCTTTTAAGGTCTTTGTGTAGAGCTTCTACAGCAGACTGAACGTAGTCTACGGATTCATGGTTGTCCATCTTATCTTTTTTGGGGTCGGTTGGTATGATTTGCTTGACCTTTACTGTGCCTTCAGGTTTCTGTACCTTCTGACCAGGTGTCAAGGACATAACATATTGTCTATAAGCATCAGTACCGATCTCGAATACCTCTTTGATATCCTTGACCCACGTACGAAACTTAGTTGCTTCAGCGGTCACACAGATCACATAGTTAACACCACGTCTGATGATCTTACCTACTTGATCTTTTTCAGTGAGTACCCACTCACCTTCTTTGTATATTTCTTCACGGTAGTATCTGTCCCGCACATCTTGATGCTTGACAGTCTCACGTACCTTTTTAAAATCGCTGAACGACTTCATTCAATTACTAATTTTATGTACAAGTTTATTTATAACAAATCTCCTAGTTCCTCCATTAACTTCTTGGTGTCAGTGTTGTTTAAAGCTTTTGGTATGCCATCCCTGAATGCTTGATAGTCACCCACCTCTGCTGCTCTACGCATCTTAGTCCCAGATATAGCAAAGGTATCGCCATCAGCATCACGTTCTCCAGAGGATATGATATCCAAATTACGGAACCTAAACTCCTTACCATTATATCTCTTGATCCATTGCATAGCCTGTACCCTGTCACTACCTACCACAAGCATACAGTCATCATAACCCTGACTCTGTAACTCTTTCAGTACAGCAGTAGGATCTCTAGGACCACTGCGAATCTGCTTTGCTAGATGTGGGAACATCTTCTGTGCCCAGAATAGTTTCCTCTTAGGTGGTAGAGGATCGGTACCCTTCTTCTCTGTCTGTGACAGATAGATGTACCAGTCACAGTTACCTGCTTTCTTTTTAACAGCCTCAAAATTTTCCGCGTGACCCTTGGTGGGTGGTTGAAACCTACCGAAGGTAAAGTATACGCATTTATAATCTACTATTTCCATTGCTTTGCCAATGTGAAATTAATATAGGAGAACTCAATTCTATTTACTAACTTGATCATGTCTCCATTGTGATGTAGTACGTAACCCTCTGGTGCTGTTACCTTATAACCTTTATCAGTCATGGCAAAAGTCCTGAACGATTCAAGTTTATCCAAAGCCTCAATGACTATGGTCTTGTTCTCCTGTATCTTCCTGTAAAGATTAAACATAGCATGAAACTCTTGCTCATTATCCTCAAGGTACTGTAAACCATCAAACAACTGGTTCCTCCTCTCAGTCTGCTTAGGAATACTCTTCATCTTAGATACTTCTTTGTCCATCTTATCTTTATAGAACTTACCAAGACTCTTCAATGCCATCTTAGGATCAGTAATACTACGTGCTGCTTTAATCTCAGCATTAAAGAACTGCTTAAGATAAGATGCTACATTAAACTTCTTATCACCAGTAGTACCCATCTGAGATACCAAAGTGTTTAGAAAATTACCAGCCTTCCGACACATCTGATCAATGATCGTAAGGTTAGCCTCAAACTTCTTAAGTTGAGTTGTCTCCACTGACACATCCATCAAGGGAGTATCATTAAGAACAACAGCAACATTACTAGACGTTTGAAACTGTGATGTAGGTGCCCCACCCACTGCTGTCATGGTAGCAAGTTCACTACCAGTATATGAAGTATGAAATACTATACCTATCTTAGCAGCACCAATCTTCTTTCCTATAGGATGGTCAACAGGTATACCATAGGTGATAGTGTTTGGTCTAAAGGTATATAATCTCTCACCATCAATTCTCTCTTCCTTTACATCCGTGGTGAATAATAGATCTCCTTGTACAACAGTAGGTATTTTTAAATCTGGAAAGTATCTTACACAGTATTTTAATTTCTCCACTAAGTCAGGACTACTATCTCCATACATTCTATCAACATCAGCTTCATCATAACAAACCTTAGGAGAAGTTTTATTGAACACTGACTTAGTGCCAACAAAAAACATTCCATTGACAGGATGCTTACCACATACTACAGCAGGAGCACCGTCCCATTTAGTCTGCATGTATCCACTACTAGGTTGCTTACCTAACATACGAAGCATCTCTTTCATAGCAGAGACAGACGCTATACAACCATCTACTCCGTAGTTAAGCATCTCATCCTCAATATGTTCGAGGTGTTTTAGTTGAGTAATATTTGCCATTATGATGTCTTTAAGAATGGTGCTGAGTCTCTGGACTGAGAGGTAGCATACAAATGAATCAACTGTGCTGCCTCATTTGCTTGAGCATTAGTACCTGATTCCAATACATCGACCACCTTGAGACCAAGATACTTTGAGAAGATCCACTGTCCTTTATTTGATGTCTTCAACCTATTACGTTCAACCAAATCAGCATCAATCGTTGGTGCTGTAAACTTAGAAGTCTTCTTAGGATTATTACTCCCATCAATAATGTTCTGATGTTTCAAAGATAATTTTAACACCTTACCATTAAGGTTACCATTCCTAGATTCAGATTTGATACCACTAAGATTAGTATAAAGAGGTTTGCCATACACCTGATCTATAATCATATCATAAACTCCACCACCAATCTTACCATGCTTTGCTGCTGTACCTATGACTTCACCCTGCCATGTTAAAGGATCTCCACCAGAAGTATCACGAAACTGTATCTCCAAAGATACACCCTTGGTATACATCCATACATCCAATGCGTCATAGCTCTTAGCATATATCTTATCGTATGTTGCTACTGGTCTTGCCGAGGTGTAGTTAATTGCAGTTAAGTGTGCTTCATTACCCTCTACTGCTTTCAAAGATATCCCATACAATTGTTGAGCATCCATACACTCCTTCAACCACCTATTTAATCCAGCAAAGGTACGATGCTGAGTTATATGTTCCTCCTTAAGAGTACACCGACATGCCCATATATCTGCGGGTGTCCACTTGTTTAAGTTAGCGAAAGGCTTCCTTTTTACACCAGTCTCAGGTTCTATGTGATCACCATTAATAACCTTAAACTGATCGTCCATCCATTTAACTAGACCTTCACCTCTATACCAATTATAAGCATTCTTCTCTCCAAACTCTTCGTACAATGCATTAGCAGTCTTAGCACATGAATCTATCCAGTCAGGTAGGTCTTCCAGATGTTGCTTTATATCACTTAACTTACTCTTTGTGAACACACGATCTTTAACTCTATTAAACTGCCTATCAGATGGCATACCTTCACCACCCTCTGTCTCTAATGACTTCTTCATACTAAACCTAACAGCACAGAACCATGCTGCGGCACTCTCTTCCAAAGCTGTATTAGCACTACCACCACCTGAACCAGAACTACCACCACCAAAATCAGATGTCTTCATTATCTTGGTCAAAGCAATTTCTTCAGTATCCCCATCCTTGATTAACTTAAAAGGTTTCTTTCCCTTCGTCTTCAATGCTTCTTTAAGTGCTATATGTTGTGGTTCATCACTACCAACAACGTCAGATGCTGCTCTAAGTAAGTCCTCTATTCCATCTTGATTATATTGTATAGCATACTTACCACCCACTACATCTATAGGAGTTCCCTTTTCTATGACATGAAGAAGTACACCAGCCCTTGACTTGTAAGGATACTTACTTAATTTATTTTCTTTAGAGATATCAACATATCCTAGTTTGCCAGCTGCCATTAGAATTGTTTCCAGTACTTCGGATGAGTAAGTCCTCCCTCTCTATTTAGATCTGGATTAGTGAGGAGCACATCACCTGCTAAACTCATACGAGGACCAGTATTAAAGGTGTGATGATGTAGTTTACTAGGAAATATAAAGAGATCTCCTGGCTCTGTTGGTTCAGCCCATACTGTTGTGTTATTAAATGTCTTCTCAAGGTCAGCAAATGCCTGAGGGAACCATTCATTAGGTGCGTCTGCCTGGAAATGAAGTGGATCCTGTGTCTCCACATAATATATCCATGAGATATGAGCAGGGTCATGACAGTGGTCAGGTACTGACCTCTCTTCATCAGTGACAGCGTACCATGTCTTCATAAAATGAACATCATAGAAACAATTCATAGAGTCCATGTACTCTACTATATGATCATTAACCTCACAAAAGAAACTGGCAAGTTGAGGGTCTTGGTGTACTAACACCTTACCATCTAACTCACCAGTCAATCCTTGATTAAATCTATGATGTTCCCACCTCCTACTAATCCACCTAACATATTCAGGTAAAGAATGCTTGTAGATAGAGGTTGGAAATATATTAATCATGTATTATAAGACTAGGGTTATCTCCTAGTCTACTCTTGTTGTATATAATTATCCTATCGTTATTATAATCTGCTGTAAATTCTAACTCATCGTCAGGCGGCCACATCAACTCCTCATATAGAGCATTGAGTTTCGCCATGTCCTCGTAGAGATCACTTGTCATCTGGTTGACGATTCTCCGAATAATATATGTCGAATGAACCACCAGGATATCTCTTCTCTAACTTCTTAATATTCATCTCGATGACCTCATCAAATGATACGTCTAATGCCTGGGTAGCCTGTGAAACATACCACATAATATCACCCAACTCAATAAGCAGATGCTCTCTGTTTGCGTCGTCCCAAGGTTTGCCTTGAAACACCATCTTCTTAACGATCTCAAGAAACTCGCCAGACTCAGCAGCAAGCCCAACACCAGCAGTGGTAAGACGTTCAATATTGGCACCCTCTCTGTCAAGCTCAACCAAACGGTCAGCAAGAGCGACAAAATCCTTAGAACTATCGCTTGTGACAGCATCCACGAAATGAGAGTACCTATCAAAATCTACAGCCATAATTTTTAATTCCTATAAAATATATTTTACACCTTACGGCGCATAGTTGTCAAGTGTTCTAACACTTCTTCACGAACCCAGAGGAGTTCATTGAAACAGCCTTGGTTGTGAGCACAACCTCTAAGTTGACTGTCTGGTCTTTGTACGGACTCGATGAAGATGTCGAGTGCTCTATTCCATTTAGTATCCTGACACTCATGAGTGTCTACACTACCTTGATCATGCATTAGAATGTAAAGTCTCCAAACTTATGTTTCTTTTCCACACTAACTACTTCTTGTCCAGAATCCATAATATTATTCTGGGCTGATTGTTCTACATCATACAGCCTCATCTTAGATCTGTCAATACCTATCACAAATCTCTTGTTGAGTGTGGGGTCATAGTATCTATTCTTCAACTGCTTGACCATTATTTGATTCTGGGCTTCCAACTCCTCAGTAGATATGAGAGCGAACATAAGGTCAGCAGTAGCAGGGAGTCCGAAAGACTCTGACGTGTCAGTAAGGTCAACATCGCTAGAACCGAAACCAGCACGAGTAGTTTGAGTAGCACTGACAATCGGTACATTAAATTCAACGGCAAGTCCTCTCAATTCTTCTGCTATACTTTTAACCATAGTGTATGAGTTTACACCTGAGTTACCTCTGAACCTCTGAGAGGCACATATATTCAAGTAGTCTATGAATATTATATCTGGTCTGAAATTCTTCTTTAGTGCTAGGTCATTTAAGAGTGCTCGAAAGTGACCCGCATGTGCTGAAGCAGTCGGGTATTCTTTTACTATCAACTTACCTTGTGTCTTCTGAGAGAGGTTAGTGATCCTCGTCTCAAACATTTGCTTAGGTAACTGTGCTAGTTGTTGGATGTCGATGTTGAGGAGGTTTGCATCAACTCGTTCAGCAATGCGCTCTTCCGCCATTTCCATTGTAATGTATAGAACGTTCCGTCCTTGCAACAACACGGAGCTAGCGACGTGGCACATGAATAAGCTTTTTCCGACACCCGTACCAGCAAGCGCGATGTTAAGAGTCTTATTAGGTAAGCCACCTTTGGTAATTTTGTTAAAAAATTCGATATCGAAGGGTACCTTCGACTCGACCTTGTGATAACTCTCATACCTTTCTTCATAATCGTCAATGTAATCGTGGCCAATGTGATTATCAAACGACACACCAAGTGCCTCCGATAGGATACTAGGTATCGCATCGGGGGTTTTCTTTTCATCAGAACCATCGGCAATCTTAATACTCTCCATGAGAGCAAGATAGATCGCACGTTCCTGGCACCACTTTTCAGTAGTGTCAAGGAGCCAATCTAACTCGGTTGCCTCCTTGTCTAAGGATTGAATGCTTGTAGTAATCTGCTTGAACTGATCATCACTAAGTGTAGAGATTTGCCCTACTTCAATGGTAAGAGCTTCAACTGTAGGAACAGCAGAATACTTTACGAAGTATTTATTAATGAGATCAAACAGAACTCTGTCTGTAAAGTCCTGGAAATACTCTTGCTTTACGAATGGAAGTACCCTTCTAGGATACTCCTCCGTCAACAATAAGTTTTTCAGGATCAAACTCTCCACCTTCATAGACTTCCTCGGTGATCAAAAAATTAAATGATATAGTAGACCTCAGTTTAGAGGACTTGTTCATGGGAGCAGAGTGCTCTAACCATGCGGGGAAGATAATTAAATCACCTTCAGTTACCCAAGGTATTATAGTATTCTGTTCTTCACCTTGGCAAGCCAATAATGTCTCGTTAGGGTGATAGAACTGAGTACCCTTGTGTTCATTGGGATCAAAGTGTACATAATATACACCAGACCACTGACCAGGAGCATGTATATGCTTATCCTGCCAGTTGGTACGATCATAACAGTTCATCCAGAGGTCAGTGAGTAAAAGATTACCAGGTATTCTTGCCTCATCTTGGAACTCATCAAAGACATGACCAAACTCCTCCATACATTCTACAATAGGAAACATCTTAGTGCCAAATGTAGTAAAGAGATTGCAGTTCCACCCTTCAGGTGTACTGGTCTCTAGTTTGTGTTCCTCATAATACTGTTCAACCCTCTCCTTAATAGGAGCATGATCTTCTATATGATATCTGAATATCTTAGTAGGAAATATATCAACCTTCACCGTGACCTCCGTATCTAAATTCCTCACCAGCAGCCCAGTCTAACTTCTCCATCACTTCGGACGTGAAGTATTTTTCGGGATCTTTAAGCATAGCAGAAGGATAAACGGAGCTATCGCCGACAACAATGCGGTTGCCTTTACGAGTGAAAACTCCGTACTTCTCACCAAGTTCCAAGAGTCCATAGTATTTGTCAAGTCCTCGCTTGTCATAAAATAAACGAATAGAAACTTGAGCATTCTCTTTAGACAATCGTGACTTAGCAGTCTTAGCTTTAATAATGTTGCCTACCACTTCCTTACCATCCTTCTCCTTAGACTTGGATAAGTATATTATAGTAGAAGCAGCGTACTTAAGTCCACTACCACCGCCCATTTCTTTGGTTGGCACATAGGCACCGACCACATCATATGTATGGTTAGTTACCAGCATAGGGACATTTGCTTTACCTAACTTCAAGGTGAGTACTCGGAAGATCGCTTTGACCACCTGTGCTCTAGTCATATCCCTAGTGTCCTTACCCTCTGCTGAGTCTGCTAGTTCCTTAGAGGTGGACAACATACCCAGAGAATCTAAAACAAACATTAAGGGTTGTCTCTTCTCTTTGGGTTGTTCTAAATATTTGTCTAAGATTTGTATTGCTTGTGTTCTAAACTCCTGTACTGTAGTCACAGGTACTAGGATCATCCTACTGGTATCAACCTCACGTTCCTCCATCATCTGTTTAGAGATGGCAGACTCTGACTCGAAGTATACTACTCCAGCATTCTTATTCTGCTTAAGGAAGTTCTCAACTATTCCAAGACAGAAGAAGGTCTTTCCTGTAGAGGATTCACCAGCGATGGCGGTAATTTTATTGGCAGGGATACCACTGTTAATAGACCCACTAACAAGAGCGTTAAAAATATAACTCCCAGTATCCACATACCCTCCGATGTCTCCGACTGATCCGTCTGAGAGGAGTCCTGCGTAGTCGTTACCTATTTCTTTAACGACATCCTTTAAAAAACTCATGTAAATAAAAATTCAAGTGTTGATGTCTTCTCTGTCTCCCATCCTATCACGTTAGTGATGATCTGTAAAGGGTCGAGGAAACTTTTCTGGAACTGTGCCTTACGATCTATACAACGTTCAAGTTCCAACTCCCTAGGAAATGTATTCAAAAATGATATGACATTCTCTCTAGTGTAGTTCTTATTATCCTTCTGCTTCAAGAACAAATACTTTATCTTCTCACCCTCTTGTACTAAGGGGTATTTGTGTTCGAGTTTTTTCTTAGCGACATAAAAATTATATAAGAGAGTTCCACGAACATGTAACGGGCATCCCTTTGAATACACGTCTGTTGTTGATTTGTATTTCTTGATTCCATTGACCGACCTAGGAAATGCAATGTCTTCAGGCGGTAACGAATAGAACTCATCCTTGAATCTATCTATAAAGGTTACCAACTCGTCCTGCTCACCTGACATCATGATGTCAAGAGCATCTTTAATCGCTGTCCTACATGGTGATGGTGTTGATGACTTGACTGCCTCAATACCCATCATCTTAAGCTTAGGTTTATTATACCTAACACCTTCACTGTCCCAGACATTCAAGATGTATCTCTTCTTCGCAGTCCAGATACCCCTAGCAGCAATGTTCTCCCTCTTCATGGACATCTTTTGGTCATAGGCATTTACATAGTCTGCTAGTTCCTTATACGACCTATCAATGAATGGTTCGATCTTCTCCTGACATGCCTTGTCGAGGAAGTTGACGATCTTCTCCTGTGATACTTCTTTATCACCAAAAACTGTAGATACCAAGCGGTCCAAATTAAGGTAAATACTATCGGTATCACTTGCGATGACATAATCTTCTCCCTCTGTATTCAATAACTTATTAAGGTACTCATTCATCTTATTCTCTATCCATCTGATAGAGACCTGACCTGATAGAGTAATCGCCTCAGCATTAGCAAGGTTATAATATCTAAAGTACTGGTTACCAATGGCACCATAAGCAGAGTTCAGTTGGATCTTACGAGCCATCTGAATGTTATTGTACTTACTAATCTGCTTCTCTAATTTCTTACTAGGATTCTTTTCATACTCCTGCTTTGCCATAAGCATGAGCTTCTTACTCTGTACACGTTCATCGTATATCTTCTGCATTATCTTAGGCAAGAATCCTCTTATGTCCTTACGATACTGTGCTCCATTAGCACACGTAGAGTACTCAGGATTAATAGGACACTCTTGGTTTAAGATCCTTTCAACATTTGCACTGGCATGTCTAGTCTCCCGGAGGGTTTCTGGACTGATATTGTACTGCATAATAAGATGAGGGTACAAGCTATTAAGGTCAAAACTGACCACCCAATCATAGCGTCCTGGTTTCGGTTCCTTGACATAAGCCCCTGCGTACTGTTGATTCTTATCTGATCTTTTTGTTGGTGGAACTACGATGTTCCTCTTACCTAGGAAATTATATATGAGTGTGTCCCACATACGAACCTGATAGTAAACATCCTTCATATTAACCTTAGCATCATACGCTAAAGCAATAGCAAGTTCTACCAGTTTCATCTTGTCTTCTAGTTGAGAGACAAGTTCAACGTCCTTGATGTTGTAGTCAATAAACTTCTGCCAGTCCTTAGTATAGAACTCCTTAAAGTTCTCGAACTCACTGTGATCCAACTTCTGTTGTCCCAGTTCTACAAAAGCAATATGATCTAACCTGTATGATTCCTGATTAGTATAAGTGAACTTCTTATACAAGTCAAGGTAGTCCAGCACATTGATACCATACATGTTGTATATGATCTGCTGACGACCCTTTATCTCCATCTCCTCTCGGTGTACTATACCCCAAGGAGACATCATCCTCATCTCTTTGTTACCAAAGAGTCTCTCCATACGTCCACAGATATATGGTACGTCATATAGTTCTACATTCCAACCAGTAAGAACATCTGGGAAATCAGTTTGCCAGTAAGCAAGAAAGCTGCGTAGCAGATGTTCTTCACCGTCGCACAAAATGAACTCAACGTCCTCACGATCCGTCTTATAATCCCTCGTCCCCCATACTTTAAGCTTACGGCTAGCATAGTCCTGTACTGTGATCGATAGTAATGGTTCCGCACATTCACGTACGTTAGGAAAGCCATTCTCACATGCAACCTCAATATCGAGCGACGTAATCTTAAGTGCTTTGAGATCGTAATCCACCTCATCCTTAAACTCCGACGAGATGTATTGATATAGGAATCTATCATACCCATGAACCTCAAATCCATCTACATCCTTATATTTGTCTCTAAATTCACGTGCCTCCTTGACAGTATTGAATTGTATAGGCTTGGCAAATCTACCGTCCAAGGTTTTATACTTGGTCTCGGTATTGCTAACCACATACAAAGTAGGTGAGAACTTAAACTTCCTTTGGATACGTTGTCCATACTCGTATCCCAAATAGAGGAGATCGTTCCCGACTAATTGAACATTGGTGTAGAAACTCATTCAGTGCAAGTCTTATACTTCTTAAGGAGTTCATCCTTTGGTTCTAAGATTGTAGCAATAGTATCAGAATAAATCAACACGTCATCGTCCACTGTGTGAAGTGGCCATGGTTCTAATGTACCATCCTCCCTCACCATAAATGGTTGTTCTAAATGAGCAGCAGGTTCTTCCTCAAGTGTCTCGATCTTGCTGATCAGGTACGTCCCCGACTTCAGTAGTATCAGTTGTGTCTCCAACTGACTCGCTAGTTCCTTCGCCATCGTCAATCTCTTGTAATAATTTATCTGCTTCTTCAAACATGTCATCAAGATCCTGCTCCTCATAACTGAGATTGAATCTCTCCTCATGCTTCTTGAAATTCTCTTCGTACCTAGCCTCGTCTATAGCAGAAATATACTGGGCATTAATAGCATCCAGTGGTTCATATACTGTGACCACATGACTGCCTGGTAAAAAGAAGTCCTTGTCTTTGCTCAAGGGAGCCCAAGGAAACCACTCCAACTGATACCCTTTATCACCACCAGCAGTGCTGACAATATCAAGTCGAAATGGTTTATGCATATGATACCCAAGAGGTTTCTCAGTCTCAGGCTCAATTATTTCTTTTACCTCAGCGATGACTTCCTCACCTGTCCTAAGCATTAATAATTTTATACTCATACTACCGTTCCATCAGGAGCTATGATCTCAGGAATAGTAGTTGCTACTGGTGCTCCTTGATCACCTTGCTTCTTACGTACGTTACTTAAGTATGTGTGAAGTAAACTAGGTGCTGGTTCCATTATAGAAACAACATAGTCTGGTTGGATAGCAATCCTTGTGTCAATGGTGAAAGGATTCCAAGGTGTGTACCTTATCTTAATCTCCTGATCCTCAAAGGTTTCTGGATCAGTCACCTGTGATGGTTGCTCTGAGATCTCTACCTTATAAGGGACAGTCATCAAGTATGCCTGTCTGTCACCAGAGTCTTTATCAACTGCTTCCTGTAAGTCACAGATGACAGTATCACCATCTCGTGTCAGAAGTAACTTAATTCTTGATTCGTCAATCATGGCGTAGTTCTTTGTACTAACATTATAGAGGGGAGCTAACATAATGTCAAGCTCCCCACATCGTTACGTTATTTATGACACGGGTAGTGCCGCAGTTACATCATAAGTGATTCGCTTCTGATGATCTGGTACCACTTTTTCCAGATTAATTTTCAGAAGTCCATCGGTGAACGTAACACCTGCGACTCTTACATCGTCACCCAACTGCCATGTTGTCTTGAAGGATCGTTGGGACAATCCTCTATGAACATATGTTCTCTCAAGATCTTTGTCCTTAATCTTTGAGGCAACTGTGAGAACGTTCTGTTCAGTAGTAACTTCGATCTGGTCTCTCTTAAAGCCAGCAAGTGCGACTTCAATGTCGAAGTTAGTAGAGTCATTCTTTATAATATTGTAAGGGGGATAGCTTGTACTGTGACCATGATAGGACTCAAGTCTGTCGAATAGGGTTTCTAATCCTACTCCAAACGGTGAGTAATCGAATCCAGCCAATGCTGATGCTCTGTTAGGCATGATAGTAGCTCCTTTAATAAGCGAGTTTATGTTGTGTGGACCCTTTCGGCATCCATAACTAATTATAACATGACATAAAAAAAGAGGGGTGTTGAAACCCCTCTCTATCACTACGGTTTTTACGCCTTCTTCTTACCAATGTTGTACTTAGACTCTAGAGTCCATCCACCCTTGTCCTTATAAGACAAGACTTTAATCTGACTCAAGGGAGCAACATCAACAACATCATCTGAATTGTTTATGCTTACTAATCCCCAGTCACTAAGTAACTGAATAATTCTGTTCCTTCTTTGGACATCATTAAGAGAAAGGTTCGCAGACTTACCATCAAGTGCGAACAGTTCTTTAAAATGTACAATGTAATATCTTCCCTGCTTATGCAGGATGTGGCATGACTGATATAGTTTCTTTTCCTTTCTAGAAGCTACACCAATACGTGTTAGTGTTTCCCTTACCTTAAGAAAATCATCTGGTTCACTTAAAGTCACCTCTACCATCTGGTCAGGAGTCCATTTAACTTCCTGTTCAGTGAAAGATGTTGTCATCTCCTTCCTCCCGTGTCATGCTTTTGCCTAATAAAATCTAGTTGGGTTTTGGTGAGAAGTTTAAGGGCGATCTTTGCTTTGTCATTACTATAACCATAATGCTTTTTAACAAGATCCAGATCTTCAATCTGTTCCTTCTTCAACCAAGGGGTGAAACGCTTACGTTTCCTCAAAGTATTTAGCAAGAAGTCATATTGAAGACGGTTAGGCAAGTGTGTTGCCTTGTTCATCTCGTTTGCATATAAGATACTATCAACATGACCAGACAGACATCTATTAACGACGTAACTAGGATAAGACTTGATGCGATCAGGATCCTCAAGATATAGATGTTTCTTAGTGGTGTTGATGGAAGTAAGGATGTCAGATAATTCACTGCTCATAATATAGGTGGGGATTCAAAATCGTAACTGTGGTCTGGTGTGATATTCATAGAAAGTATCACTCTCCTCCCAGTAGTATAGTTAGGTTCAGTCTTATGACGCAACCAACCAGGAAAGAATATCACATCACCTTGAGATACATTAATGCGTCTCCAAGGTTCTACGTTCATGGGTTCTGATGCTCTGATCTCTGTAAGAGGATCTCTTATGAGCAGTTCACCTGAACCTTCTGGTTTTAATATGTATGCTGTGGCTACAACACAAGGACCGTGCTGATGTTCGTCAGTCCAGTCCCCTTCATAGTGTTCATTATACCATGAGTTAGATATAAAGAAAGGATAGTTATCATACTTCCATGCTTGTTTAAGGTACATCATCTTCTCTCTAAGATAATTGATGTACGTATGATTACCATCATTATTGTGGGGGAAGTGATGACCTGGTACACCCACTAGATTGGCAGTAGATCTACCACCATGTTCTATGCTGGTCTGTACCTCATACTGATTAACCAACCCAAAGAGTTGGTCAGCAATCTTAACCTGCTCATCAGTATTAAAATCAAACCTATCCCTATAAACATAAGGATAGGATACTCCAACCTGCTTCATGTAATTATTCTCCGAGGACCATTAACACCAGTACCATGCTGATTGATCTCATAGATGGCAACAGAGCCACTGTTCAGAGTGACATGTACCTCATCACCATTGATGAGAGCCTGTGTACATCCAGTACCAAAGACCTGAAGGATGCCTCTCCTTGTATGATACAAAGAGCAACGTCCGTTCTTGACTCTGACTCCTAAGCTTCCTTCTGACATGTGTAGTTCGTTAGTAAAAGTTCACGTCTGGCCTTCTGGTCTTTCATGTAGTCACCAGTAGAGCGCATCGTGTACGTGTGATCCCAATCATAAGCCTTCCACTCCCAAAAACGATCCCTGATCTCCTTATTGTCATTATATGAAATCATTACGTTCCCGATTGTATCATCCATTACATTTGCGAATCTCTCATGGTCGAAACCCTTATGTAACTTACCCTTCTCTCCATAGAGGAAGTCTTTAATACTGTAAGGTGGGTCAGCATATATGAATGTACTGTACTCGCATGTAAGCTTAACACTATGACCTGTACAGTCCTCTACAAGGTCAGCGTAGTCTACGCAGGTGATCTTCCAGTCCTTGATAATCTCACTGTAACCAGGGAGTTTATCTATCCCTCTCATAGTCCAGTTATTATTAGATGCTTGAGGTGAAAATGATGAGGACTCAGTAAGACCACTGAATGAACACTTGTTTACAATATAAAAAGCAACTGCTCTGTCAATGTCATCACCATCAAGAAGATTCCCTTTACTATCATTAAACAAACCTCTTGCTTTATCTGGTGTATTATATTCTTTCTTAAGATCTGCTAAGTCTGATGATATTGTTTCTCCATGATCTCTTAACTGGATCCAGAAGTTCACCAGTGGTTCATACAAATCATTAACCCAGACAGGTATACCAGGGTACTGTTTGGTAAT